GGCCGGTTATCCTCCGGACATCAACGACGACGGCCGGCTGGATTTGCAAAGGCCCGAGCTCCCCATGTCGGCCGCGAGCCATGTCGTTCCCGCCGCTTTCCACGGCGATCAGTGCTGCTAGTAGTTGGGCTTTCATGATTCCAAGCCAGACCCGCCGCCTGTCACGCAGAGGGTCGCGCTTAAAACTCTGAGGTCTTGAAACTCTGAGGTCTTGAAACCCTGACAATCAATTCAATTCCGCAGAGCGTTTTGCGTAGTAGTCAATACAGAGTTTGACCAGATCCTCGGCCGCATCGCGACTCAGGATTTCGGCGCGGACCCGGATGCAGCCGGCCAGAAACGTCTCGACCTCCGGACTCATTCCGATCCCGAGGCGGTCGCAGGTTCGGGCGATCATCAGGCAGTCCACGACGATATCCATCGCCGGCCGGCCCGATCCCCGCGACGCCTGAGCGGCAAGGACAACCGCAAGGGTGCATTTCGCGAGGGTCACTTGCCACCTCCCCGGGCCTGCTTCAACGCCGCCTCAGCCCGATCGAACAGGTCCACAGGCATATCGTCCCCGCCGTCCGATTCCATCCACCACTGGATGATTCCGTCCAGCGCCGCCAGCAACTCAGGCGCAGCCGCAATCAGGTGGGCGTCTCGCGGGTCGCCATCCCGCATCTGGCAAACGATCGACCCCTGAGTCAGCCGCCAGTCATCCGGCACGTAGTCCGACATTTCCACGTTGGCATCGGCCGTCATAATCCAGCGCGCATCATGGCACGGATGTTTCCCGGCGTGGATGGGGCAGGGCACGACCTTCCAAGGGCCGGCAGCATGAGCGCTCACTTCGCCACCCCCATCCCTGCCATCACGGTCCGCACTCCCTGCGATACCGTCACCCCGGCTCCCGGCCAGTCGCTGTCCTTCAACCGCTCCGCGATCCGATCCAGCAACGGCTCGTAACCGCCCTCTGGAATCAGGTCCTCGGCTTCGAGTTCCGCGATCGCGCACCCAGCCAGCGCGGCCCGGGTGATTGTGTTCAGCTTACAGTCAGGCATCCGGTGCCCGATCATCGCAGCTGCGAATGCCGCGTCGTAACAGTTCGGTTCTGATTTCATCGGGCACCTCCTTTTACCACCGTTAGCAACCCGCGCACCTGCGCCAGCATTTCCTCGGCTCCTTCGTGTTCGTTGTAATATTCGATGGCCGGCAACGCTGATTCTAAGGCTTCCAGCAGGTCAGGCGAATAGGCAAACAACCGACCCAGCCCGGCCTCTGCCATCGGCCTGCCCTCCTCTGAGAATGTCGCCAATCGCCGGCCGTAGCCGTCGTTTATTCCGTGCCTGTCGTCCGGGGGTCATTCTGTTCTGTCGTCATAGTTTTTCCTGTCGTGTTTCCTGCCGGGATCGGCCCGGCACCGTCGGCCCGTTCTGGGCAGAGAAGGCCGGCCCCGCAGGGCCCGCCGTGCTCTGCTCAGGCACTCAGCCCCAACCCTTTCAGCCAAGCGGCCTCGGTGCCCCGCAACAGGTGCCCAACCTGCACGGCGTCCAGTCGGACCTCGCCGGGCTCTGCCGGCAGTTCTGTCGTCTGGCTCCGCCCATAACCGTGCGACTCTTTCAGGCACGCCCGGGATTCCCGCCAGCGCCACCCGATGCGACGGAACCCGGCCGGGTGCATCCCGGCGGCCATCCTCGGGAGGTCCAGCGGATCCTCGGCCGCTTTCAGCAGGTGCCACGTCTCCGCCAGTTCAGGCCCGAACTTCGCCGCGTAGTAAACCCAGACCTCCGCCCGGCGTCCAACCGCTTCGGCGCGATCCACGGCCGCCGCGATCAGGACGGCCGCCCGCGTGAACACTTCGCCGGCAACCATTGCCGAACCGCCGCCTTTCACGGCGAACCTGACCACGGTCCCGGCCGGGCCTTCGGCGGGCACCGGCACGCTGGCCGCCATGCACTCGGGATCCCCAGACAGAAACCGGGCCACGTCTGGCTCTTCGCCGGCCACGTCCCACTCGGTCCGGAACGCGTCCTGTCGGGCGGCCGCCGCTAGCACGCCGTCCAGCTTCTCCGCCATCTCCCGGGCCTTCGCCGCGCCATCGGGCCATCCAGCCCGGATCAGTTCCTCCCCGTGCAGGTAGGTCGCCGATCCGCGCCACTGGGGATCGTCCGTCGCCTCCGATTCCCGGCACTCCGAGAGCCGGGCGGGCGGGTTCAGGAACTCCGCCGCCGTCGCGCACCGGGCGACCCAGTGAGCGTGACCGTCCGCCGTCGTCCCCACTCGCGTCCACTGGCTCATCGGGCACCCCCTTCCACGCGGGCCCGGGCATCGGCCGCCATGCCGCGCCAGAGGATCGCTTCCTCCACCCACTGCCGGCCCCACCCGGCGGCGAACAGCGCCACGCCGGCCTTCGCGGCCCGGGGGCTGATCACCGCCCGCACCTGCTGCTTCTCAACGCTAGCCCGCACGGCCCGCACCCGGGCGAGCCACGCGGCCGCATCCATCGTCCCGCCGGCCCCGAGGTCAAACGCCGTCTCGGGTTCAGGCACGCCCACCATCGCCGCTTCGAGACTCTCATCCAGCGGCCACGCGACAGCGCCGAACCGGTCCAGCGTCGCGGCGTCCAGCGGGTTCCGCCCCACGTATTCCCGGGAGGCCCCAGAGCCCCACGTGTTCGCCGATGCCACGCACCGGAACCCGGCGTGCTTCGGGATCATGCCGGCCGGCGTGCTCAACCAGTCGCCCGCCAGTGCGGCGTTCAGCGTCGTGAGAACTCCCGGGTGCCCGGCGTCCATCTCATCGATCAGGAACAGCCCGCCGTCGCGGTACGCCCGGACCAACGGAGTGTCGTGATACCGGCCGCCAGCATCCACGAACCCCAGCAGGTCCGCCTTGCTGGTCTGCGGTCCAACGCTGACAGCTTCAAACGGAATCCCAAGGGCCTTCGCCGTCGCGGCAGCTGCCGAAGTCTTCCCGGTCCCGGCCGGGCCAACCAGCAACAGGTGGACGCCAGCGGCAACCCCCGAGAGCAGCAGGGGGGAACGGCAGTGCTGGCGGCCGATCGTCACGGCCGGGGCACCGTCAATCCGCACCGTGATTTCACGCGGAGCCGGAACCTCCTCGCGAACGATGGCGCGCACTCGTTCCTCATCCAGCCCCTGCTTCGGCATCATCAGGGCCAGCGCCTGAGCCAGCGCCTGAGCGGCATCTGGGGAAGGCCCCGTCGTCTGGGGCCAGCGGCCGGTTTGCAGAGCCTCAACCAGCGCCGCCTTCGAAGCGCCGGCGATCAGGGTGCCGCTGCCGATGTTGCGCTCCCGGCAAGCGGTGCGGAGGTCTTGAACGGTCATAGTGTCGTAATTCATAAATCAATGGTTGGGCAGGAAGCCGGCGGCCTGTTCAAGCGCTCCGAGAAGCGCCGCCGTGGTAAGGATCGCGGCCACAATCAGGGCCGCTTTCAGTCGTTCGTTGCGTTCGTTTTTCATACTGTGGAGCCGTAGGTTTGCATAGAACGTTTTACGTGTCAATACCTGCCGCACAGATTTTGCGGAATCCCCAATGTTTTCGGGCTTGGAATTGGCGTCGGACATTGTATGTCTGAGGGCATGCCAGAACTTGAATCGGTGGCTCCTAATGCAAGTCCCCAGAGTCTGCAAAGGAGAGCAAAGCGGAATGAGAGTGTGCTGGCGGCTTGTCGCCTCACCTTGCCCGGCCGCATGGTGCTGAGTGCCCGGCGCGAGCTGGAGGTTGTCCATCAGGAAGCCAGCGCCCCCGGTTTGGACCCCGCCCATCGTGCCGCCCTGATCGGTGCCGCCTGCAAACTCCGTGACCAGCTGGCGGATATGCTCGCCATGCCCCGCCGCCCCGCCGCAGCTGGAAAAGGCAAACCCTCCGCCCCGATCCTCGACGTGAGTCCCGCCGGTCCCCCTCCGGATCTCGGTTGACCTCGGGATGCCAGCACCGGACCCCGTCGCCCTGGTGCTGACCCAGACCCTGACCCCCGCCGCTATTTCATCTGCTAGCACCGACCAGCACCAATGGCCGACGTGCTAGCACGGTGCCTTGAAGGCGGGCGCGGGCGCGGGCACGTTTAAGGGATTCCTTTGGCGCGGGACCGTCCCCACGGGGTGCCGGGGATGGGGGCCCGGGCCGGTGACCGGTTTGCATGGGACCCCCTCCCCAATACCTAGGCCATTTTTCAAACCGACATAGAACGCTTTACCACAAGGGGAGTCACAGGGGTCATGTAAAGGGTTTCCTCAGACTCCCCCCCTCCGTTTAACCGTTCATTCTCAATGTTTTTTGGAAGAAAAGTAGGAAGGGTGTATTAGGGTGTTAGGCTAAAAGTAACCCTAAGGATTCTATCTGCACTGTAGCAGAAGAAAAACCGCTCCGTAAAGCGGTTGTCGTTTCTGATTCCATCTAAAATTTCCCCCGGCCCGGGTCCATCAACTGGGGGGTACCCTCGCCCTCTCACACAGGGTTCCTACTTTGCAGCAGAAAAGCCCTAAGGATGAGGGTGCAAACGGAGTAGAGGGGTTTTGGGTTTTCAAAACCTGCTTTCACAAGGTTCCTACTTTGCTTCCAAAACCCCCTCATTATCAGCGCGGAAACGACGGTGGGGGGGCAATAATCCACTTCGTGTATCCGTTGGATTTCGCCTTGTAGACCAGGTGAGGATTGAATCGAGCGTACATTCCGAAGGATGACGCGAAGGATGCGAATGTCGGGCGCGGTTCAGTCTGCATTTGCCAGATGTCGTTAAGCGTGTATCGACCCGGGGGAGGAACGACGATATCGCGAACTCGGTTCGAGACGACGAGCTTCACCTCGGGCAGCTTCTGATTCCGTTCGATGAAGTCGGAATGGACAGCGAGGTGCGGCATGGTTTTCGCGAGCGCGACGATCTCGTCCCAGACTTCCGGGGTGTTCGCGTTGCGATAGATGATCTTCCCCGGACCAAGCCGGCGGAGTTGAGTGGTGAGATATTTGGTCACGGCGAGACCATCCTACTCTATGGTTTCGTTGTCAATCCAAGGCGCCTGAATTTAACGGCGGCGAGATAGCCCACTTCACCTTGCCGGAGGCTTTGGTTTTCTTGAAGCGATGAGGATCCTGCTCATGCAATCGCGCCAGATAGACTCCGCAGGCGGTATTGAAGCGGAAGAGGCGGTCGGCCTCGCGGGAATACTTGGAGTCGCGGAGGATGGTTTCGAGGTCGGCGGCAGTGCCTCGCCAGGTGAGGAACTCGTTTTCGAAGATCACGGTGTCGATGAGGCCGATGAGTTGGTGCTCGGGCGACAGCTGCATGAGTTCCTCGAGGATGGCGGGGTGCTGGTAGGCTTTCAGGCCGCAGCGGGGTTCGACGAGGTGTTCGGGGACCGTGAGGCCGTCGAGGTAGTGAGCGAAGGCTGGGAGTTCGGTGTCGATGATCTCGCGGAGGACTTCGATTTCGGGGCCTGGCCAGGGGAGGGTGTGGCGGACGCAGCGCAGGATGATGAGCTTGTCGAGGAGGGACGGGTCGAGCGGAGGGAGGACCTGGAGGTTCTCGGGCTCGTCGTTGAGGGAGAGCGACATGGCCCAGATGGGGCGCAGGGTGACGGCCTGGCGGTTCTTGGGGTGACAGGACTGGTCGATGTCGAAGAGCATCGATTTGATGTGGGAGCCGAGTGAGCGCCGTGAGTGGATATCGCGGCCGGGTGCCTCGTCGGAGATGCAGAGATGTTCGGAGGCGAAGAGGTCGCCGTTGAACTCGGTGGCGCCGGACATGTAGCGGTAGGGCTTGGCGATGCGGCCGCCGAGGAGCCGGGTGATGACGGCAGCCTGCACGAAGGACTTGCCGCACGCGGCGGGGCCGACGAGGGCGAGGGCTTGCGAAGCTCTCCAGGTGTTGGTGAGTACGGCGCGGCGGCGGAGCGCGAGCCAGAAGATGAGGCGCCAGTACTGGTCGTCGTTCTGGTCGAGGAGGTTGTGGAGGTAGGTCTGGATGCGGGCGCAGTCGCCGGGGGCAGCGGGGAGGGGAGCGACGGATTCGGTGACCAGGATGTTGCCGTAGAGACCGGCGCGGTGACCAGCGACGGAGCCGGCATAGCGGATCCGGGTGTCCCGGGTGCGGCGCAGGAGTTCGCGGTCCACGTCGGAGGCGCCGGTCTGGTCCTTGGTGGGGGAGACGCCGGACTCGGTGAAGAGGGTGCGGACACGCTCACCGTTGATCTGGGCGTAATCGCCCCAGGCGTTGCGGGTCCACCACTGGCCGGAGTTCGGATCGTAATGGAGGTCGTCGAGCGGGTTTTGAGATGCGGGTGCTGGTTGAGCGGGAACCGGGCGTGGGAGATCGCCAGCAGCGTCGAGGAGGCCCTGGATGGAGACGTCAGCAGGGATGGAGTCGGCGAGGTCCCAGCCGTCGGGGAGGGAGGACGGGAGGGTGACGACGCGGGCGGCTGGCAGGCGGGCTTTCAGGTAGACCATGGCGTCGCGGCCTGGTTTGTCGTGGTCGGGCCATAGGATGATCGGGGTGGCGCGTGTCAGCAGGGGATCGAGGACCGCACGGCCGACCCGCTTGGAGCCGCCCTGCCAGGTGATGACGACGTGGGACGGGAAGAGCTTGGAAGCGGCGACAGCGGTTTTCTCGCCCTCTACGATGAGGACGGGGTCGTTCGGGCGGCGGGTCAGGACGTGGAGGTTGAAGAGAGGGACCGGGTCGGGGTTGGGCCAGCCCTTCCAGCGCCAGTGGCGGGGGTTGAGCGGGTCGGGGAGTTGGTTGTCGGGCGGCAGGAGGCGCAGGGGCCGCACGTCCTTGGAGCCGTCGGGTAGGTCGAACCGGACGACGTAGGCATGGATAGTTCCGTCCGGGTTGTGGTAGGGCCAGGCGGCGGTGCCGTAGCGGTACGGCTGAGAGGCGTCGGTGCGGTGACCGTGCTTGAGGGGATCGAACGAGCGCTGGGTGGGCTGGTAATCGTCGCGGATGCCGAGGAATTGGCGAGCCCAGGCGGCTGCCCGGCCGATGGGGAGTGTCTGGTTCTGGGCGACGAGGGCCAGGAGATCGCCACCCTCGCCAGCGGCGTGGTCGTACCAGAGGCCCTGCTTGGGGCCTTGGAGTTCGACGTACAGGGAGTCGCCGGAGTCGCCGAAGACGTTGCCGACGATCCACTGGGTGCCGATGCGGCGGCCAGCGGGGAGGAGTTGCGTGCAGAGTTCTTCAACGCGGACAGCGAGTGCGTCCGCGAGTTCGTGGAGTTCCATGGGTGCTTGTAGGGGTTGTGAGGAGGTGTCAGTCCTCGGAGTTCAGGTCGTATTCGTTGGCCTCAAGGAGGGCCGTCTGGAGTTGTTCAGGTGTGGGCGGGTTGCTGCCGCAGATCATGCCGAGACGCTCGTAGAAGCGGTAGGTAGCCTCGGGAGAGAGGTGTTTAGGGGCGGTCTGGGTGGCCATCTGGGTGAGGATTGCTGGTGATGGTAATGGGGTATCGTTCACAGGTTGTCGGTGTCGGAGATTGAGCGGGCGATGATGGCGAGGCCGCCGGCGGCGTTGATCTGGTCGAGCCAGTTGATCTGGTCGGGCCGGACCTTGCCGGTGGGGGTCTTGACTTCGATGGAGAGGAACTGGGCGATCGGTTTGCCGACCATGTCGGGTGTAACGGTCAGGGTGCGCCAGCCGATGAGGTCGCCGGACCCGGGAAACAGGCCCATACGGACATGACGGGCGTCCATCAGGAAGACGCCTTCGGGATCGCGCAGGGCCTTGCCGACGTAGCCCTCGCCGACCTGGTTGCGGAACACGCGGACGTGGGATTTGGAACCAGCGGCGCGGAGGATGAGAGCTTGGAGTTCGGATTCGGTCACAGGATGGAGGTAAGTAGACTGGTCTTGCGGGAGCGAGCTTTCCAGCGGAAGAAAGCCCATCCCGGTTTGTAGCCACGCCGTGCGGCAAGGGCACGGAAATCTTCCAGAGTCCGACACATTCCTTCCTCGCGGCGTTCGTCGCGCTTCTTGGCGATGTCCTCGATGGACAGGCGCTGAAGCTCGCCATCGACTTCGTCGATCTCACGAGGATCGATCTCGCGTTCGGATCCGCACTGCGGGCAGGCGGTGCCGGCAAAGATTGCGAAGCACTTCGAACACTGCTTGGTTTCGACCGGCTTGGATTTGGCCTTGCGCTTCTCGCGCCCTTCAAGGTCCCAGTCGCGGTCCTGCTCGGCCAAGCCGTGACGCAGGCAGTTTCCTACGTGGTCGAGGATGACAGCGTGAGTCTTGCCGGGGTAGGGTCTGAGAGCACGACCCAGCTGCTGCAAGTGCATGGACAACGAATGAGTGGGCCGAAGAAGAATAGCCGCGTTGACCGTGGGAAGATCGAACCCCTCGGAGATCAACTCGCAGCTGGTCAGAACCAGGATCCGGCCGGCCGTCAGGTCTTCCACGCGCTTCTTGCGGGTTTCCTGATCCAGCTGGCCGTCGATCGACGCTGCCGGGACGCCAGCGGCTTCAAACTGTGCCGCAACGTGCTGCGAGTGAGCGACGGAGATGCAGAAGGCCACCGCCCGCTGGTTTGGGCAAAAGCGCCGGTAGTGCGTTACCGCGTCGCCGGTTATTTTTGGGGTGTCGATTACCTCGGCCGCCTCACCGAGATTGTAATCGCCGGCGAGCTTCGAGACGCCTGAGAGATCCACAGCCTCCCGGGGAGCGTAGTAGACCGGCCGTGCGAGGAATCCGTTGTCGATGAGCCAGCCGACGGTGGGTCCCATGACCATGCGATCGAACACGGCGCCGAGGCCCTTGCCATCCAGTCGCTCCGGGGTCGCGGTGACGCCGATGAATTTGGCGTTCGGCCAGGTGGCGAACATCTCGATGTAGGACTTCGAGACGGCGTGGTGGCAGTTGTGCACCACTATTCCGTTGGCCGTGTAGGTGTGGGTTCCGGTGGTCTCGAAATTGTAGACAAGACCGTCTGGACACACCTCGTCAAATCTACCCTGACCTCCGAGTTCGTGAATCTCAACACTCTCCACCCACGTGACTCCAGAAATGCTGCTTTCTTGATGTCTTGAGCCCTTCGTTTGAGCGCGTTGTGAGAAAATCCGTCCACCTCGATCGCGATTTTCAACTCCGTGTTTCCTACGTCGATCTTGTAGGCCGTTGGATAACCTGAGCCGCGTGGCATCTGAGTCGAGATTGGAACTTCTATTTTCCAGCCAAGCGCGCACGCGATCAACTGCTGAGCTAATGTGGGCGCGGATCCGTTTCCACCACGAACCTGAGGCTTCCATTTCATTGCCCTGAGCTTCGCCGACACCTTTTCGCGAACTTCCGGCCGGCTCATTCCGTTGGATTTCCTGAATTGAGTGATCTCGCCTCCATGTTTTTTGAAGCTGTTTCGGATCGTCATGCGACTGAGTTCGGATTTGCACTTCGGATTCCCACAGAGTTTTCGAACTTTTTCGCTTGGAAACACCACGCCGCATATCACACAGGTACTCATTGTGCGGAATGGTGACAACCACCATACCTTTCGTCAACTCCGACGCTCTGATCCATCGGCCATCGGGCGCCGCGAATGGATGATTCAACGTGCAGGTGACCACGCGACCGCATGAAAATCGAATGGTGACCAACTTGCTCGCGCGATTGCGGAACAACCTGACCACCGTTTCTTCTGTGAATCGGCATCCATCCCATCCGACAACACGCATTCCAGGGCGAATGTTTTCGATCGGTGTATCTCCGATGAGCGTTCCTCGAACGAAGCATTCGTCGATGATGACCAGATCGGGTTCCGGGACCTTGTCGAACCTACGTGCCAGCGTCTGGATTGAGGCGACCATGGCAGATTGTTGAGCCATGAATTTGCCGGACTGGATGAATCCATGGGGCACGTTGACGCGTTTCAGAGTGGCGCTGATCTGCTCGAGGATTTCCTTCCGGTGCGCGACGATGATCACCTTGGAGCCGCGTTGCAGGACCTGCGAGGTGATGTAACTGAAGAGGACTGTCTTGCCGGATCCAGTGGGGCTCACCGCCAGCGGCCGTTTGGCGCCGGACCCGAACGCAGAGCGGATATCCTGAGCAAGCTGGTTTTGGTAGGGGCGCAGTTCCATCGTGAGCCGCAGGCTGCGTTCTGCGGCTTGACGTGTCAAGCACAAGCTGCACACTCGCCGGCATGAGTAACACGATTCGAGTGAGCTACCGGTTGCCTATTGAGGTGGCCCAGATGCTGGAAGATGAGGCGATTCGAGCCCGCCGGACGAAAACTGCGGTGCTGATCATTGCGATCGAGGACCATGTCCTGCGGTGCGAGCATGATCGTGCGATCGAGTCCTCCAAGAAACGCGTTGACACTCGGAAGAGTCGCTAGCACGCTTCCCGCACGACGCATAGCCTGGTTTCGTCAACCGGGCGCGAACTGGGCGCGTTATTCCAGTTGGCCAAGAGCGCCGAAGGGCGTTCGCCGGTTCCACGGCTCGGACTCGCCACCGAGGTTGGATTGATGGTCTTAACAGACCTGCAATCTGCCTCGTTGTCTCGGAGGGGTAGGTGAAGTAAACCCCGAGGCAGGAGAGCCAATATGGCTAGTGGAAATGTAATCAGCTGTAAGCAGTTTGCTTCCTTCCTCGTCTCGCAGGAACCTGTGTACGACAAGGAAGTCCTCAAGGATATCCGCCCGTTTGACGGGATGATCGGATACTACAACACCGGATCGTTCGACGCGTATTCCGGCACGACCCACACGTTCGATCGCTTCAACAGCGTGTTCCCGAACGTGACCGGTTCGTGGGAAAACCCCACCGGCGCCAGCTGCTCTGGCCAGCCGTGTGACCCGACCGAGAACAAGATCGGATGGGGCTGGACCCGCAACACCTACTCGCTGGAGAAGCAGAGTTGGGGTTCGGACATCCTGTGCTTCGACCAGATCATGACGAAGACGAAGGCCAAAGAGCACTTCCGTCAGATCATCGACGACGTTCTTCGTCCCGCGACGAACTGGATCACCACGTACTACCTCCAGCGCAAGGCGATGGAGCTTTCCGGTTCGTTGGCTGGCGGTAACGCCTTCGCCTGCGCCGCTGGTCTGCCTCCGATCAACTTCTCTTGGGTTGGCGCTGGCTACACCACGCTGCGTGTGACCGACAACGCCGCCGCCGCGATCACCGCTGCCTCGCTGGGCAAGCTCACCCCTGAGATCCTCCAGTCACGCGTGACTCGGCAGTATTTCTTGGGCGCCATCCAGGCCGGCAAGGACGGATACGATTCCCTCCAGCTGCACACCGACAAGGATACCTTCCGGTACCTGTCGAAGACCAACGCCACCCTGTATGATGCCTGGCGCTTCGGCGTTTTCGCCCCGGCCGCCAAGGAGTTCTACAAGTACGGCTTCATGGGCTACGTCGGTGACTTCATGGTGAAGGTGCTCCAGTTCCCGCTGCGCTTCAATGCGACGGCGACTGCGGGCAACTACACCCTGGTCCTGCCGTACAAGAACGTGGCTGCCACCGAGGGCATCAAGTCCGTCTTCAACGAGGACTACGATCGCGCTCAGTACCAGATCAGCTACATCAACAACCCGCGTGCGCTGCGCGTGTTGCCGTTCCGCCCCGAGGCCGTGAACCCGAATATGCCGTTCATGGTTCGGGACTACGGTGGGCGGTGGAAGTTCGCGACCAACGACCTGGGCGCGGACTGCTCCGGAAAGCCGATCGACAACAGTCGCGGCAACAAGGGCAAGTTCATCGCCGACTTCCAGTTGGCCGTGAAGCCTGAGCATCCGGAATGGCTTGAAGCCATCTTCCACAAGGTGGATCGTGGCTGCGTGGAAATCATCCCCGTCTGCGAGGCCGACCCTGGCAACCCGGCGCAGAACTACAACTCGGCGGACCCTGTCTGTGGCCCTGTGGTTCAGTTCACGGCTGTCCCGAACGACGCGGGCAACTACGTCATCGGCAGCACCGGCATCCTGTGCGACGACAACATCGTTACCAATGCTGGTATCAGCGAGGCCACTCCGGCCGCGTTGGTCGCCGCGTTGCAGGTCGTCTGGGACGCCGAGTTCGGCGCCACCTCCGGCACCTGGAGCGTTGTGTCCGGCAACCTCATCCAGCTGGCTACGGTGTACTCGCCGTTCCCGACGGCCACCGAGGTTGTGCCCTGCACGAACGTCACGCTCGAGTTCGCGATCTGATCGGTCAAACTGGGGGCTCTCCTTCGGGAGGGCCCCTTCTCGAGGGGCTGGTAGCCGCCCGGCGCGTCCGGGATGCTGGCAGCCTCTCAACAAGGAAAGGATTTTACGATGTACGGACAAATGATGGGCAAACGCAAGATGGACGGCATGGGCCGCATGGGTCCCGAGGTGGAGACTGTCGAGTTCACCCCTCCGAAAGAACTGAAGCTCGAAGGCGAGTCCGGCACCGCCATGGTTGACTGGCGCACCACGCCGCGTGGCACCATTGAAATCATCGGATTCGATGGCATCACCCTCGGTGAGTCCGGCAAGCAGGACATGGAGGAAGATGCCGTAGAGAACGAGATGGACGACATGGAGGAGGAAGCCTGATATGCCCGCCCTGACGCCATCTCAGATCGCCGCCTTGAGTGGCTGTTTCGACTGCCTGTCGCCTGGCATCAAGGAGACCTACATGGTCACCTTGCTCCAGCAGATCCAGGGGTCGCTTCCTGGCGCTTCGTTGACGACCAGCAGCACGGGCGGTCTGTTGACCGTCACGGCCACGTCCGCAGCCAACCTGGCGCGGAAGAAATTCACGCTCCAGAACCAGAAGAATGAGGTGCTGTATCTGAAGTTCGGCACCGGTGCCAGCACGACGGATTACCACATCCAGTTGCAGGAGCATAACGCTGGTTCCAAGCATTCTCAGCCTTTCATCCTGGACGGCTACGTCGGCGCCATCAGCGTCGCGCCGGCCACCGGGAACCCGTCCTACACCTTCGCCGAATTTGTCTGACCTATGCCTACCCCTTCCATCCAAACGCTCGTCACCGACGCGCAGCAGATCCTGAATCTCGATTCGATCTCTGCCGTTCGGTCCGTCGTCGCCGTTGCCCTGGCCAACGCCAACACCGGCACGCCGCTCAACCCGAACCTTACCACGCAACAGCTATGGAACGAGTTCTACCAGGTCGTCAACAAGCCGAAGAGCGACATCGAGTCGATCATCGCGAACCAGTTGATGAAGCTGCTGTTTGCTCCGCCCGCTCCTGGCGGCGCTGGCGCGAACAAGCAGGTGATTTTCAACGACGGTGGCACGTTGGCTGGGGATGCGGGTCTGATCTACGACAAGGCGACTGACAAGCTGACAGTTGGCACCAACGTCGATATCTGGCGTGGGTTGCTGAATGACAACGCCAGCACGGCGGTTGGCAACACCGCGCTGGCGGCGACGTTGGCGGGTGCGGTCAACAACACCGCACTCGGTTACCGGGCGATGTATCGGGCGTCCACGGGTGCGAACAACGTGGCGGTTGGAGCAAACAGCTTGTCCGGTCTGGCAATGACCGGCGGAAGCAATGTAGCCGTCGGAAGCAGTGCGATGCAGAACAACACCAGCGGCATATCAAACGTCGCCGTTGGAAGCAGCGCATTGTTTACAAACTCCACTCAGGGGTACAATACCGCTGTTGGAGACAGTTCTCTTTCTGTTTGCACGGGGTCAGGAAACACCGCACTCGGAGGTGTTTCCGGTAAAAACATCACAACTGGTATTTCCAATGTCGCAATTGGAACATCCACACTTGGTGGCGCATCTGCTGCGATAACTCACACTGGAAGCTACAACATCGCTATTGGCGAAGCTGCAATGTACAGCAGCAGCAGCATTTCTGGATCCGACAATATCGGCATTGGTCGGAATACGCTGTCATCATTGGCTACTGGATTAGGAAACGTAGCTGTTGGTCTTGTGTCAGGTCTTGGAATCACCACAGGAGGTTACAATACCTGCGTTGGACAAGCGGCTGGTCGAAAGATCAGCACCGCAAACAACAACATCGCAATCGGTCGAGACGCCATGAACTCTGCCGGTAATGTTACCGGAGGAGACAATGTGGCCGTTGGTGTCAATTCTTTTGTTAACCTGACTGGCGGTGTGCGAAACATCGCCATTGGAACGAACACGCTCCAGTACGTCTCGACTCAGGCCGACAACGTCGCGATTGGATATGCTGCTTTGCTGAACAATCAGCAGAATGCAAACGTCGCAATCGGAACCAGTGCGTTGCGAGCGAACACTACTGGTGGAGAGAATGTTGCGATTGGTCATGAGGCGTTGACTTCAAATGTTACATCGGCTTTTAACACTGCTGTCGGACACCAAGCTGCAAGTCTTACAACCGCAGGAAACACAACTGCGATTGGGCGCAGGGCTTTGTATGTAAATACAACTGGCACAGACAATACTGCCGTTGGTGCAGCCTCTTTGGTTGCCAACACAACTGGTATTCAAAATACAGCAATCGGAACTGCTGCTTTGGCAAGCCAAACTGGAGCAAATTACAATTCTGCGGTTGGAGCTTACGCTCTTACACTTGCCACTGGAGGTTTCAACACAGGAATTGGAGCTTACGCTCTTAGTGCAGTTGTATCAGGCGGAAACAATACCGCTCTTGGAATATCGGCAGGATTTAGTACCACAAGCGGATCTTCAAACATTTTTCTGGGAAGAGACTCTGCGGCAATTTCTGCAACCGACAGTAATCAAATTGTTGTTGGTTCCCCTGCTTTTTGGGTTGGCACCAACGGAGCCGCCAACACCTACTACGCCACCGCTGGCGCCTCCCAAGGCTACTGGCGCGTAATCATCAACGGCACCGCTCGCAAGATCCAAGTCTTCGCTGACTAATCTCTACCCACTCACACCATGACCTACACCTGGACCCCTACCGCCTTGATCGGCTACCCTCAGTACGAGGGTCAGACCGATGTCATCACCACCGCCTTCTACACCGTCCTCGCGGACGACGGCGCTGGCCACACCGCTTCGATTCAGGGCATTCAGCCCACGCCGCTGGATCCCGCTGCGCCGTTCATCCCGTATCCTTTGCTCACGCCTGAAATCGTCGTGGGTTGGATTCAGTCCAACCTCGGGCCTAACGGCGTTGCCAGCATCGAGATAAACCTCGCTGCCCAGATTGAAGCGCAGATCAACCCGCCGGTTTCGCCGATGGCGTTTCCGTTGCCGTGGGTAACCGCTTAATGGTTGTCAAAAGCCATACAGCGCCATACGCTGAACGCCCATGACTCAAATCTCGTTCACCACTGAGGAACTCACCGCCATCGTTCAATGCGCCGACCTGGCGATCAAAGCTGGAGGGTTGCAGAACGCCCGCGTTCTGGTGCCCATCTGCGACAAGATCGCTCTGGCCACGGCGCCCAAATTGGAAGCCATCGAAAATGCTGGAGAACCCAAACAACCTTGAGGTACGCATCGTGAGACTCGAGACCATCATCGGTGACAAGGACGCTGGTATGGTATCCGACATCCACGGCATCAAATCCACGCTCGAGGGCCTGAAGCAGTTTCAGTGGAAGCTGTTTGGTGGCCTTGGGGTTTTGGTTGTGCTGGCACAACTCATTGGTAGGATCGGACTGAAATGAACGACTCCATCAAATCCATCGTCCGCCACGGCCTTTCGTTCGGAGGCGGGTTCCTTGTCGCTAAGGGCCTCGTCACCGTTGACCAGGCGAACGAATTGGCAGGTGCCGTGATCACCCTTCTCGGCGTCGGCTGGTCCGTGTGGAACAACCGGAAGTCCAAGACTCCGCCGGCTCCTTGAACTGGATCTACCAGTTGGTGAGGGCGCTTCTCGATTTCATTCGGGAGGCGCCCCAACCGAAAATCACTGACGGAAATGCTCCGAAGCCTCTCAAAGACGATCTCCACGATCGCATTGCTGACCTGCCTGGGCTGCCAGCAGACCAAGGTGATCCTCGTTCCCCACGGTGATCCCGTGCTACTCGCGGAGCCGGTGAAGGCCAAGGTTTACGCGTTCGACGCGCAGGGGAACATGACCGGATACCCCACGAAGGTCACGATTCCAGCCGGCTGGTACGCTCTCCCGAAACGCCGCCCATGATCACCTACCGAGGCCAGAAGTTCGCCGGCTACAACAAGCCCAAGGCTACCCCCGGCGGCCCGAAGAAATCGGCCGTGCTGGCCAAGGAAGACGGCAAGGTGCGTCTGGTTCGCTTCGGCGATCCCAAGATGCCGATCAAGAAGCACATCCCGGCCAACCGAAAAAGTTTCCGGGCCCGCCACGGTTGCAGCGAGCCCGGCACGAAGCTGAGTGCTAAGTATTGGTCCTGTCGGGCCTGGTAGGTCAGTACGCTGAGGGCAGTTCGTCGATCGCGTCCTCCGCGTTCTTTGGCGACACCCGGGTAGCGGTCGAGGTGCCTTCGCCCTGGCCGGGTTCAGACGACCGGACCTTGCCGACCTTCTTTTCAAGTTCGGCCACCTTTTGCTGGAGGCGGATCACCCGCAGGCGCTCGCGCCCGTAGGCCCGCGCCCGCAGAGCAACCTGGGCCTGAGCCTTCGTGATGAGGTCAACCTTGTCGTCGTAGCCCATGTCGGCGTCGATGCCCTCGCCCTTGAGTGCGATACGCACCAGGCGGTCGCTCTCGTCCAGGAGCTTGTTGCCTTCTTCGTCGCTGTCGTCACGGCCGAACAGCTGAGCGTGGGTCTTTTCGTAGTCGGCAAACTGCGACTCAAACAGGTCACGCGAGCGCGTCTGGCGACTCTCCAGCTGCTTCTTTGATTCGACCTCGCGCTGGGCGCCCTTCTCTTTCCACTCGGCGATGGACTTGTCCCGCGCCTGGGTCAACTCGATGAGCCGGCGGCGGTGCGCCATGATCTCGGGCGCGGCCGGCCCGAAGGTCTCCTGAGCGATGATAGCAGCCTTGGCCACCGGCACGTTCAGAAGCGCCATAATGTCCTGATGATTAGCGTCACGCTCTGTGCCGTCCTCATCTGTGACGCGGATGCCCTCGATGTCGCCCAGGGCGGTCTGCCAGGCATCGCGCAAGGGCGTCTCGTACTTCTGCTTGTACTCGCCGGAGCGAGTGTAGTTCAGGTAGCGGACCTCGGTGTCGAGTTCCTCGGCATTCTTGCGGATCGCATCCATCTCCGCCTTGAGAGACTTTGTGGCTTCCTCAACCTCCTTACGGGTGCCGTCAGCCTTGGCGCGCTCAAGCTCCTGGATCTTGGAGGCCAGATCGTCGCGCTCCTTCTTGGTCATCTCGTACTGCTCGCGAAACTGCTTCAACGAGGCAGGCTCTGACTTGGCAGGCGCTTCCTGCTTGGCCGGGGCCGGGGCCGGCTCGTCCTTCTTGGCGGTGAACTTGTCCAGGTTGAACAGGTCATCGACCGCCGGTTTCGTGGGTTCAGGCGCGGCAGCGGCAGCGGTGGGTGCAGCCGGGGTAGGAGCCGTGGCAGCAACGGGTGCTGGCGCCGGTTCAGGAGCGGCAGGCGCCGGCGACCCCATCGGGTTTTCAAGCGCATTGCCTTCGAGCGCGTCGATGCCGGCGAAGGCTTCAGTGTAATCTGCGCCCCGTTCAGTTGGCGCGTCAGGTGATAGCAGCAAGTTCATTCAAGGTTCTGTTTTACGGTCGGTTTTTCTCTCTGCGTGGTCACCAGCCCGTGAAGCTCCTCGATCAGCGCCTTGGCGCCCTGCCGGCGGCAGTTAGCGTTCCAGCCGTGTTGAGGGTTTTCGGATGCTGGCAGGTTCCAGCAGAGATTGTTGAAGGCAGCCAACAGCGCGGCTTGGAAGTTGGCGTTGTCCAGTAGGCGCTCAAGCTCCATCACGCGATCCTTGTCGCGCTGAAACTCTTGCTTGGGGGTTTGAATCATTGGTTGAGGATGTTTGCCTGAGTCTTGAGATCCATGGCTGCGATGTCCGCCCGAGTCATGGCGCCCTTACGTTGGGCCTCGGCGATCGTGCTAGCGTTCTTGCGCTGCTGGTCCTGATCGAAGGCGACCTGCTTCTGAATGCGCTTTTGCTCGGCGTTCGCAGCGGCGATCTCGGACTTCGACTGCGCGGTGATGAGCATCGCTTGGACCTTGGCCGCCGTCTGGGCGTCCATACCGTTGCCAGCTGCGCCGGCTTCGGCCTGAGCCTGAGCCTGCTCCTGGAGACGCTGCACGTAGCCCTTGATGTAGTTTGATGCCTGGCTGATGCCGTCGTTGTAGAGCTTCATGTTCTGCTCCTGGCCGGGGTCTTGGGAAATCAGCTGCATCTGCTCCTGGATATGCTGAATCACGTTCGCCAAGCCCATCACACGTTCCATGGTCGGCATACCACCAGCCTGCTCGATCTTGCCGATCGACGCGCCGAGCATTTGCAGGAGCGTCTGGATGTACTCGGGCCGATTGATCGCGCTGGCGATAACCACCGGCTGACCGTCGATGAGTGTGCCCCAAGCCAGCGTAGCGCGCTCGACGGCCGGGGAGACCGGCTTGTTGTCCACCGGTGCCAGCCGGTTCGCCAGGAGGGGATCGTCGGTGTTGGCCTCGACGTACATGTGAACCACCTCGGCCTGGGAATCCGGTGCCAGCAGCGGCCGGATGGCCATGAGGCGATCGGCCTGCGCGATCTCCAGCATCTTGTTGCCGGAGCCCATAACGCGCTCAGGCATGATGTCCCAGCTGTCCAGGTTGTTCCAGACGGATGGGTCAACGCCTTCGACCTCGCACTTCCGGCGAAACTGAACGCAGTCGGGATGATCAATCGTGCAGAACCGGCGAGCGATCTCGCGGTACTGGAAGGTCTGCTGGGTGTAGGCGCGGGTCAGCATCGAGCCCATCAGCGCGTTGGCGTTATTCACGCGGGCCATCACCTCGGTCGCTGTCAGCTCCTTCGAGGAACCGTCGTTGACGTCCTGCGTGTAGGCCGCGCTGGATTCGGCCATGATCTGCCGGTGCATAGTCATGGCACCCGACAGCATCGTGTAATCCACGACGTGGCGCTCAGACTGCGGAACCCATGATAGCCCCTCGGGAATCACGCCCATGTTGAACAGGTCGATCTTCTCCATCCGCTCAGCGTCACCCTCGGCGACGTTGCGGAAGAGCCAAAGCATCTGCTCGAACACAGAGTCCGTGAATTTGCAGCGTAGCCGGTTCTGGAGGTGACAGACCGCGTAAAGCAGGTAGCCCAGTGAACGCACCGAGTGCCAGCGGAACGGCGGCACGACAGCGCCGTCGGCAAACTGGACGTGCATCAACTCAAAGATATCCCGGCCGTAGCACCGGTCGCCGGCATCGAAGAGCCACTGGCCGGCGGTCTGCATATTGCCGATGCCGCTGTTGTACTGGTCCACGATGATCCGGCGGCGCCAGGAGGGGTCGTCGCTGGTCGTGTCCAGGAAGTAGAAATCGTAGCAGCGCAGCACCGGCGTCGCGTCGGAACCCCAGTAGCCAGAGTTCTCCTTGAAATCTTCCTCAACCTTTTCGGGGAAGTATTGGCCGGACCAATCGTTCACCTGGAGACTGGTCGCCTCGTTCTGGATCATGTTGGCCAGCAACTGGTTCACGAGCTTCAGATTCCAGCCGGGGTCCACGTTCTCGCCCCGGGTCATTCGGATGAGGTCCGCTGCCGTGAAGGACGTGTAGATCGCGAAGTGCGACAGGTTCTCCATCGTGGTCAGCGTGTTTGTCGGAACCAGAATGTCCTCGGTGCCGCGAGCCGATGGGCACCAGTCGCGATCACGAAGCCAGGTGACGGGGCCGATACCGTGAAGCACGGTGGCCGCAAACTGAGACTCCAAGACCGTGGAGTATTTCGGAGACCGCTTCATTATGCGGTTCAACTGCTTCGTGATGATGTTGCCCCACTGGGTGCGCTTGTCGCGGGGGCCGATATCGAGACCAACCGAGAAGTAATTCTGCGGTTTCAGGAACGCGTTGGTAAACTGCTGGCGGGAGGCATGAATGATCCGGGTGCCTTCCAGGAAGTTCACGTTGGTCTGGATGCGGTTGTCCCGGGCCTCCTCATCGCTGTACGGAGGATTGCCGTTGAACGTCGCGTTGATGCGGGCGCGGTTGCGAGATCGAGGCTGTTCTGCCTCAAGCATGGCGCTCACCACATTCCAGACTTTACTCGGTTCTTTGAAACTCATATTGACCTCAGATTGCTTTCCGTTCGTGCGAAATCCAGCATTTATCAGGCATTTCCGTGTCTCCGAGGTAGTTGAGCGGCACCCATACTTTGAGCTTCAGGTAGCAGCCACAGACGTCACAGGTGCCCGCAAGGCCCTCGCCGTGTAGAAACATGGCCATATCGTTGCGAGCTTGCTCCTGCTCCAGAATGACCTCGGCAACGGTCTTGGTAATCGACCGCGCATCCGTGGGTTTGTTGTGCAGGCAGCGGTTGCAGGTATCAATGCGGTCCTGCGCCTTCTGGCGATCGACAGGCGTGCCACCCTCACCTAGCCATTCTGCCAGGATCCGCGCTCCCTGAGCCGTCTGGCGCAATTTAGCGGCCGCACGAGCGACAGCCTGAAGTCCTTGGTTGTACATTCGTCGTGTGGGATGGAGTGGCCGCCATTTGGGGGAACCGCGCCCGAGTGTAAGCCTCCAGGTCAGAGATTGCCTGGTCGATTGTGGACGGAATGCTGTTCGCAACCCGATGCTGGTGAATCAGGTTGGCCATTTCGTAGAAACCGTAGTTTATGACATCCTTCGGGCTCCAGTTGGTCTTGGGCTCGTAGAATTGCCACCCGCCCGGAGGAAACGTCAGTCGGTTCATGGGTGAGGTTTAGAACGGAACATCATCTTCGTCGAGATCAGGCTTCGGGGCAGCAGCAGCCGGTGCAGTCTCACGTCGCGGGGCTGGCGCGGCACCTTCATCGCGTCCCTTCAGGAACTGGAAGGTCTCGATCATAATTCGAGTGGTAGAGCGCTTCTCGCCGGTCTTCTTGTCGTCCCACTCTTCACGGGTCAGGCGCCCCTCAACCATCAGCGGGTGACCCTTCTTGACGTACTGCGCGATCGTTTCAGCCTGCTTCCCGAACGCCTTGCACTCAGCAAAGTAAACATCCTCTTTCTCCTCACCGGCTTCAGTCTTCCAGCGGCGATTCACCGCCAAGCTCAGGTTGCAGACCGCCGTCCCCTTCGGGAGGTACTTGAGTTCGATGTCTCGGGTGAGGTTGCCGATCAGGATGACTTTGTTGAATGAGGCCATAAGGTTATGAATAGGTTAGCGAATGTTCAGACGCCATCGTGCGCCGCTTGTCTGACAGACGTGTCAGCCACTTTGGTGTCTGTCGCTTGACAATACCAACCCCCTGACCGCCTGCAATCTCAAAACCGTTTCGGCGCGCCATTTCGAGTGCGACCACGAACGAATCCCAGAGGTCAGGCGACCGGCCCATGCGCTCCTTGGTCTTGTTCTTGGGCTCAACGTCGATCAACCCGGTGCGGGCGATACCCCACTCGCGCATCGCGCCTTCCTCGGCCACTTCGCGGGGCAGTTTCCGCAGCTGCTTGGATTCGATCAACAGGCGCGACGAATACCACAACGCGGTGACCATCTTGCCGTAGGCCTCTCGTTCAGTCTTGGGATCTCCCTTTCGCACCGGGCGCTCGCTTGGCCGGCCACCGAACTCGATCGGAACAACCTCAGGCGACCACAACCGAGCAAACGCAGACATGAGCGTGCCGCGCCCCGTGGAGTCAAACCCAACACGCTCCGGTGAGATATTGCGCTGCTTGCAGTACAGCAAGACGTACTCGGCAATCTGCTCTTCGGCCTGCTGCGCCTTGACTGCGGTAACCGGGATAACAATCGGTGCCTCACTGAATGCTAGCACGATGCGCCCCGATGAATCCGGCCCGAACGTAAGGTCCGTCATTACGCAGCGATCGCCGCCGACGCCCGAGTACGCAGCGTCAATGCCGACGATTCTTGTCAGCTTGTCGGCACGTTCCCAGATTGGTTCGTCGAACGCCTGGTTCTGCTCGCACAAGGACATCGTGACCACGCGCCTGGTGCCGCCGTCCCGGGGCAGCACGCCAAGGTTCATCATCGAGAACTGCAACGAGTCGCGGCCGTAGTAATCGAGATCCGCCTGAATCTGCTCCGGCGTGATGATGCCTTTGTACGGGTTGGTGCCCTTGGGAAACTTCGCATTCGGCGTGTCGTACCCACACAGCTGGACGGCCACACCGCCGGGCGCCCGCGTTCTCCAGGTGCGAGTCTTTTCGAGGTACTCAAGCCCCTCCCAGCCGCCGATTGAGGGATGCGGCTCGCAGACCACACCCAACGCGTCGTTTCGGTCCTTGGGGTTGCCCATCGCGATCAGCTTGAACACCGGGTTCTTGCGGAGGTTGGCGACTGAATCCAGAAAGCCGCGCCCCATCAGTGACGCTTCATCCGCGATCAGAATGACCCGGTCGTTCTTCAAGCCGACGTAGTTCGACAGGCCGACAAACGTGCCGCCGACCTTGCACGCCACGCCGATGATTCCGTCACGGAAATCCCTCGCCTCGGCATCTTCATCCGAACTGGTCAGCATAAACCGGCTTTCGATCACGTGCCCCGGGAGCCACTCCCGCCTCGCCTTAGCCTTGTTGTGTAACTCCTTGATTGCGCCCCAGATTCGCAGCTGGAGACCCTCGCGGGTTGTCGATGACATGATGATCGAGGTCCCGGTGGGATAGATGTAGAACGTGCAGAGCCCGAACCCAGCGGAGTCATAGGTCTTCCCTGAGGATCCCGGCCCCATGACGCCCACCTCCTGGTTTTCGACGAACTCCCGAATCAGGAGATCAGACCAGTCGTGCCAGTCGAAGTGCGGCCAGAGCGCAGTCATGGCTTGGCGGAAGTGGTAGTATTTGCCGCGCCCGTACTTCACGCCGGCGTGCATGATGTACCCATCCTTGCGCACCATCTCAGCCTCGATCAGGAAACGGTCTTTTGTACGCCACGGTATAGACAAGTAATCGGGGCTTTCATTCATCTTGCGGTTATCATGGGTTGGCCTTTCAATGGCTTCAAGCGTCATGGTCGCCGAAAAAAATCGCATCGTTGATGGCCTCCTCACCGCTGAAGGCGGGGTGGATAGCGGTTTTTCGCCGTCACTGATTCAGCCCAACCAGCTGGCCTGGGCGGTCAACACGACTGTGCGCGGCGGGTTCCCCAAGGCGCGGCCGGGAATCTGGGTGAAGGGCCTGACGTTCGATGACCCGGATGTGGTCTACCAAGGCGGTTACTACAACCGCGCCGTCCGTGATTCTTTCCTGAACGGATTCTTCCAGGGCTGCGGCACCTACGTTTCCGATTCTGGCGCTCCGTACCTGTTCGCGTCGATCAGCGGCAAGGTCTACCAGATTGACATCCAGAACGGTTTTAAGGTGACCGACCTGACTCCGATCGGGTTTCAGTTCACCGTTCTTACTCGTGGCCGTGCCAGCAACGTCGCCACCTACGTATGCAGCGCTCCGCACGGCCTGTCGCCCGGCATGGTCGTGCGACTCCCAGAGCCCGTTGGTGCGTTTTTCCCGACCGGATTCTTCGGCGACTTCGTTGTGGATTCGGTGCCGTCACCGACCACTTTCACGACGTACTCACCCGGCATCGACGCAGGTCCGCTGCTGGGTCCACTGTTCGTTGGCTACCAGATGCTGGCGAACAGCCCGCAGGCGCCGCACGTCTACTTCCAGCAGGCCGAGAACTGGTTGATCGTGCAGGACACGATCAATGTTCCCTACCTCTACAACGGTGCGACGATTCGCAGGGCCACTGGCGAGGAAGTCCCGACCGGCGGCCCAATGGCCTACGGCAAGGGGCGCCTCTGGGTCGCGAACGGCTCAGAATACTACGGCGGTGACTTGGTCTACGGCGATCCAGGCTACGGGCGCGACAGCGTCATTCGATTCACCGAGAACACGTTCCTCAATGAAGGCGGCGCTTTTGCAGTCTCCAACGGCCCGATCACCGGACTGGCGTTTGCTGCCAACCTGGACACGTCGCTGGGAGACGGCGACCTGCTGGTTTTCACGCCTACCGCGACCTACGCATTCAACGCCCCAGTCGATCGGGATGTTTGGAAGGATCTCGATTATCCAATCCAGCGGTTCGCGTTGCTGAACTTTGGGTCGTTCAACCATGAGTCCATCGTGGCGGTGAACGGCGACCTGTTTTTCCGCGCTCAAGATGGCATCCGGTCGTTGATCTACGCTCGCCGAGATTTTACTGAGTTTGGCAACACGCCGATCAGCCGTCAGGTCGTTAGGGCGCTGGCATACGACACTGAGTTCTACCTGACAGCCGCCAGTGCGGTGAACTTCGACAACCGGATGCTGATGACCATCCAGCCGCAGAAGGTCAACGGCCGTGGTGTCGTGCATCGTGGAATGGTTGTGATGGATTTCGATCTTGTCTCTGGCATGGGACGGAAGCTGCCACCGGCGTGGGAAGGCGTCTGGACTGGGGTTGATATCCTCCAGATGCTGACGGTGCGAATCCAAAAGCAGGAGCGATGCTTCATGTTTGGATTGAACCAGGACTACATCGGTCTGTACGAGGTCACCAAGAACGGCCAGTTCGACTTCGATGGGTTCGATGATGCACCGATCGACTGGACCATTGAGACGCGCTCGCTGACTTTCGCAGAGCCTACCAACAAGAAGCGCCTGGTGAGCGCCGAACAGTGGTATGACCAGGTGATGGGTTCGATCGAATCCAAGGTCTACTTCAAGGCCAATGAAGGCGAGTGCTGGCAGCCATGGGCAGAGTTCAAGGACTGCGCCAAGTACCGCAACTGCGAGCCCGGTGAGATTTCCTGCCCTCCGGCGGTGATCAACTGCCAGGAGGTCAAATACTACCAGCCGCCTACGCGATCGCGCATTGCCCTACCGCAACCCCCGGACAAGTGCGACGTGCAGACCGGCGGGTTTACCAGAGATGGTTATGAGTTCCAACTTCGCTACGTCAACACGGGCCGGTTCCGCCTCAAGCGTGTGGCAATGGTTGCTCAACGCCTTCAGGAGGATATTTACGGCGACCTCAGTCGCGTCGCCTGTCCACTCCTCTCCGCCTAAAATGCCTTCCTCAAACCCAGTCGATTACGGTGCCGATCCTTGCGGGCTGCGAAACAGTGCGTGGGCGATCAACCTCTGCCTGATGTACTCGGGCCGGTGCGACTTTCCAGAAGGCACGTTCCTGATTGGGTCGGCCCCGGGAGCCAAGATCACCAGCCGCTTTCGTTTTGGCGGCGTTGCGGGGTTTACTACAGCGACCCCACACGGTCTCGTCGTTGGAGAACTGATCACTTTGGATGGGTTCACGGATCCCACGTTCAATGGAATCGGTGCGGCCCAACTTGGTTTTCGCGTCGATGCTGTTGTCAGTCCTACTCAATTTACCGCAACAGTTCCGGGAGGAAACAGCGCCCTTGTTACTGAAGATGGATGGATCAACCTGATCGGAGGCGGTTACACCTCTTCGATACCGCTGGGTTACGGTGGAAGCATTGTTGATCCGAGAAATGGCCAGACGGTTACATTCACTTTGCGCGACAACATCGCTTTTACCGGCAAGGGCGCTGGTAAGACGCGGGTGAAGTTTGCCAACCACACATCGACCACCCGTGGTGATTCGTTTGGATTCAACATCCAGCCATTAAAGTGCCTAGGGAATTACACTGGCACCGGCGGCCTGGTCTCGAATCCTGCGAATTACCCGTCGATGCCAGTGGGTGCGACGAACTGCAAGAATCTCACCATCGAAGGCATCACGTTCGACGGCAACTATGTCAACAACGGGCCGAAAGACATCACCATCGTTTCGGTGGAGCGGACTGCTGGTATCAACACGTACACCACGGCGTTTCCCGCTAAGTTTCAGATCAGCGCGCCGCCTGCCTATTCCCCACCCGTGCTGCCAGCACCGAGCAATCAGAGCACCTACTCGCATTACATCGACGGCGTTGTGACATCCGGGTCGTCAAATGACGGCACGTTTAATGGCTTCGGTCCGGTGATCAACGTCACGTCGCTGACGTTCCAGCGGGACATGAGGTGCCCGTTAATCGGAGTCACCAGGAACGCGTTCAATTTCGCGATCTACACCAAGCATCCGGATTTCAACTTTGGGTACACGGTTGGCGACTCGATCACCGTCACGGGATTCTCGAATCCTGCATTCAACGGAAGTTTCGTGGTGGCCGGTTTTCTGTCGGCTCAAGAGGTCTACTGCATCAATGTCGGCGCCGCGACATCGGTAATCGGATACGAGCGCCTCACTGGAGTTGGATACTACGACACTGCTGGCACCCATGGATTTACGGGCGGCGAAACAGTGATTATCACTGGCCTGGCAGATCCCACCATGAACGGCACGTTCATCGTGACCGGAGCGCCGTTTCCTAATCAGTTCACCGCAATCAATGCCGGGCCTGACACGGGCATTTTTGCGGACAACGGCACGTACCAGCTGCGATCCAACATTGCCAAGTCTTGGACGGCTCCAGACGTAGCCCTGACTCCTCAAACGAAAGCCGGTGTCAACTCGTTGTTTACCGTCGCAGGGCTGAACCTGGTTGGGGAAAACACCATCGTTCAAGACTGCGAGTTCTACGACTTTGGAGTCGGCATCGCAGACGCCGAGACGTTCGTCCTGAAATCGTTTTTACCGTCCACCGTCGTTGACCGGTCACACGGCACGATCGTCCGCCGCAATCGGTTCGGATACCAGGGGCGCAACTCGGTTCAGGCTACGATTCACCCCGGGACATCAGAAGCGAACACTCAGTGTGCGATCGGCGGTTATTCATCCATGCTGGTGACGGTTATCGCGGCGTCGCGAGTCAATGCTACCAGTCGAGCCACCTACACGACAACCGAACGACACGGATTGCGCGTTGGTGATTCTGTCGTGTTTCTGGGAGTCAGCGATCCGACTTTCAACGGCACCTACACGGTCGCAACGATCATCAGCGATACGAAGTTCTCGGTCATTCAAGCGGGTGTCGATTATCCTGACACCTACATGGCCGTCGGAAGCGTCCTGCTTCCTCGCCCGCTGCGGATCCTCGCGGCCGACTGCGTGTTCGAGTACAACCGAATCGAGGGTGGCCCTAACCCGCTCACTCAGCAGTGCCCTGTTCACGGCATCACGCCACGTGACACGTTCGGTGCCGAGGTGCGCTACAACAATTTCGACGGATTCACAGGTACCTGCTTCTACGTCGATACGTTCCAGCACATCGGAACGCACGTTCACCACAACTCGGCGCTGAACATATCGGCGTTTATGGCGCTCACCGTGCAGGATTGGTACGCGACAGCGGTTCAGTTCGGCTTCACGAATCCGCCGTCATACGCTGCCTGGATCGCGGCTCACAGGGACCTCCTGATCGAGTACAACGACGTGCTGCTGACCGGTCCCGACAGCTGGTATTACCAGCCGGCGCTCGCGCCTCTCGATGCAGTGTTCGTGATCAACAACCACGACGTTAACCGCAGCGCCTACTACTACCCGACGGATTACCAGATCCCGATTTCTTCAGCCGTGAGGTCAAGCGGCGTCTCAACGATCACGACGGTATCGGCGCATGAGATTCAGCCTGGCATGGAGGTTTCCATTGTTGGCGTTGCAGATGGGACATTCAACGGGGTTTTCACGGTCACTTCGTCACCAAGCTCGACCTCGTTCACTGTCGATAATCCAGGTGTCAACACGACCTCTCCGGCGTCCACCGACGACTTTGTAGGCATCAACAAGCCGGTCAACTTCCCGTGGGAGATCCGAATGTCAGCCCGGTCCCGCGCCGGCGGTGTAGCCACCTACACCACGACCAAGGCCCACAATATGCAGCTGGGCTATCACGTGACGCTCGAAGGATTCTCGGATCCAACGTTCAACGGTCAGTTCATCGTGACCGGAATGCCGACCACGACGACCTTCCAGGTTGCCAACGCTGGCACCGATGTCGCCACGGTGACCGAGAGCGGCAACTTTTTCCGGTATGTCGAAAACGTACAGATCCGGTGCAACACGGTGCGCCGTCTTTCGGGCAACGAACTGTTCATCAACAACGGTGGCAAATTCGGCTCCAGTTTTCTGCCAGGGCGACCTAGTCGTTGTGTTGCGCCTCTTCAGCAAACCTTCTATTTGGATTGCCCAGAGGGGTGTCTCGACATTCAATGCGACCCCGGCCCGTGCAAGCCTAACGATTACCTTTACCGCATCTGACCATGGCAAACGTTGACATCTCAGCCGGGCTTCTTCCGCCTCCGCAGTGCTACGCCAGCGAGCAGGACCGCCTTGACGCCTATGCTCAGGCGTTGATTGGTCAGATCATCACGTCACCAGAATGGTCGGCCAACACCGTTGCCCCTGCTTCGCTTGGCTTGTACTGGCTGCGGTTGGACGCCAACCAGAATCCGGTCGAAGTGCTGAAGTACAACAGCACAGCACCGGCAGGGTGGGCTCGCGTTTCGACTCAGTTCACGTATGGCGTTGGTGGTGGCGCCGCTAACGCCTACACGCTGACGCTGACCCCGGCCTCTCCTGGCGTCAATCAGGCGTACCGACCCGGCGTGTGCTACGCGTTCATCGCGAACGCTGCCAACACGGGAGCCACGACGCTGGCGGTCGATGGCTTGGCGGCCAAGGCGATCACGAAGTTCGGAACCACTGCACTGGTCGCGAACGACATCGTCGCGAACAAGATGTGCGTCGTGGTCTACGACGGCACCCAATTCCAGCTGCTGAATCCGGGTCTCAACGTGAGTGCGGCCGGGTTCACCCCTGGCACCGATCGCCAGTTCCTTCGCACTAACTCGACTCCGGCGACTGTCTGGGAAAGTGGCTACATTACGCCGGTGGCCAACTATCAGGCGTTTCCAGCGGCCGGCGGATCCGTGACGTTCACTCACGGCTTCAGCGTGGACCCTCTCAGTTGGGACATTGGAATCATCTGCGACGATGCTGGCGGCGATGCTGGGTACGCCCAGAACGACTGCATTTCTGCACGATCGCTTTCGTGGACCACCAACTACGGTATCGCCGTGACGTGTTTTTCAAACGCGACATCGATCGGAATGGTGCGCGCTGCTGGCACGGCAAACATCTGGGTGAATCACAAAACCACCGGTGTTCCGACTGCGATCACCGAAGCCAAATGGAAGGTGATGGCCCGAGCCATTCGATAACATGAGAAAGACCCTCGCCCAGGCCAAGAACTCCACGATCCCGCAGGCTGTCGGACTGGCCACCTGCGACGATCGCTTTGTCCAGCTGCTGAACGAGGCTCAGGCGCGCCTGGCCGACATGGGCAAGTGGTGGGGCACCTACAAAAAGCTCCGCATCTGCGTCACCGCCGGCTGCATTACCTGGCCTCGCGAGGTCAAGACGATCGAGGCGATGAACGTCTGCGGGTACAACATCCCGATCCAGAACCAGTGGTACGAGTTTCAGACCGACGAGCGCGCCCCGCGCACCGGCTGCGGCCGTGAGGGATGCGAGCAGGACCAGCTGCTGGATCGCGGCATGGTGACCCAGTTCCGGGACTCGGTGGGGAACTGCAAGTTCCGGGTGTACCCGTCTCTGACAGCCGATGCTGGCAAGCGGATCCTGCTTCAGGGCATCGACCCCGCGACCAACGAGCCGATCCGCACGCTGGACCCGGTGAGCGGTGAGTACGTCTGGGGCGAGTACGTCACGCTGCCGAATCCTGCTATCACGCCGTTCGTTGAGACCACGAATCTCTTCAAGCAGCCGGGCCTGAACGGCGCCCAGAAGCCGCTCACTCAGGGCCGCATCACGATCGTGGCCTACAACCCGACCACGACGCTTTCCACTCAGGTGGCCGTCTGGGGGCCGAGCGAGGAAAACCCCGAGTATCGCCGCACCTACCTGATCAATATGCCCGAGGTCTGCGGTGGCACGAATGGGTGCAATTCGAGTCAGGACAACTGCTGCATCGACCACGGCGACGGCTGCGTACCGCCCGAAGAGAACTGCACCAACACGGTCATCGAAGCCATCGTGCGTCTGGAGTTCATTCCAGCCGTCGTGGATTCGGACTGGCTGTTCATCGGCAACCTTCAGGCCATCAAGCACATGATGAAGGCCATCCAAAAAGAGGACCGGAACCAGTACACGGAGGCCGAGCGCGAGATCCAGCTGGCTCTCCGGTCGCTCCGTAATGAGCTTGAGGCGTACAGCCCGAATGAGCGCAGCGTGATCAACGTGCAGCCGTTCGGGTCTGCAAAGATTCAGTATCGGTTCGGAGGATTCATCTGATGGAGGTCGAGAAGCCCATCACGTGGTTGGAGTTTCTGACCGACAACGACATCTCGCTCGATGAGCGGATCGATCGGTGGGAGGCGTTCGTCGCCGACAAGCCGCAGCAGGAATGCCCGCTGAAGCACACGTTCCCGGAAGGGATGTACGTGCGTGAAATCTTCATGCCTGCTGGCTCGATCGTCACCAGCCGCATCCACAAGTTCGACAACCCGTTCTTCATCACCAAGGGTCGCGTCACGGTCGTGAGCGAGAATGAGGGCCTGGTGACCTACACGGCGCCGTACTCGGGCATCACGTTGCCGCAGACCCGCCGGGTACTTCTGATCCATGAGGACACGATCTGGGTGACGGTTCACCTGAACCCCGAGAACAAGACGAACCACGAAGAGCTTTATAACGACCTCACATACGTGAGGGACAACAAATACTTACCATGTCATTCGTAGCCACAGCAATCGGTGCCGGCGTCGTCACTGCCGGCGTTGGAATGGGTCTTCAGGCATCGTCTGCAAGCTCCGCACGAAAGCAGGCTCGCCAAGCCGCCGAAACGCCAGGACTGGACATTCCTTCTGTCGTTGGCGAAGCCGAGCAGCTGGCTCCGCGCACACGCGAGTTGGAATCACAGCGCACTGCGGTGACCCGCCAGCAGCTTCTCGAAAACCTCGGGCTTTCAATTCCTGGGTATGAGCAGGCTCAGGCTGCCAGGGCTCAGAATGCTTTGGCTCTGCTTCGCGGCGAGCTTCCTCCGGACGTTCTCAGTCAGATCCAACGCAAGAGCGCGGCCAAGGCGCTCGAGGGTGGGTTTGCTGGCAGCAAGGCGGCCCAGGGACTCACCGCTCGCGACATCGGTAGGACCACGCTGCAAGCGCAGCAGGAAGGCGCTCGCCTGTTCTCGGACATTCTCGGGACCACCCCGATGGCGCCGCTGGCGAACTACGAGTTCACGCCGCAGCAGTTGGCTCAGTTGCGCGAGCAGGAACGCATCTCCCGCATGAACGCGCTGGCCGGCGTGGCCAGTATGCCGTCTGCCGGGGGTGTTGTTGGGCAGGGTCTTGGGTCTCTTGGATCCGGCCTGACCAATCTTGGTTTCGCCCAGTTGGGGGCACGCGGAACCGGCGGCGGAACGTCTCCAGAACTGGCGATGCAGCAACAGATCATGCCGAAGGTTTAACCGAAAACGACCATGGCCAATCCATTCTCAGGACTCGAAAACATCGGAGCTTCGTACATGGCGGGTGCCCGCCTTGCCCAGGAGCGTCAACGTCGCGCCGACGAGATCTTAGCGCGGCAGGAAGAGGCGCGTGTCCGACAGCAGTATTATCAGGACGTGATCGCCGAGCGTGAGGCGGCGCGTGCCGACGCGCGGAAAGCGCGGTTCGAGCGTGCTGCTGGTCAGTTCGGTCAGGATGTGGTTCTCGGTCCGGACGGCGAGATCGATTATGCTGCGTCTGCCAAGGCCGCTCAGGGCCGTCAGCAGACCGGTCGATTCGCCGAAGCTGCTGGTATGCTGGCAGGCGAAGGTGAGGCGCCCGGGCCGCTGTCGCCCGATATTCTGGCTTCCCCGGAATTTCTCCGAGGTCGTGCTACCACACTCGGCAAACGCATGGCCGAGCGGCGTGCTACCCAGCGGGCATTGATGTCTGCTGGCTACGTCCCCACCGGTGAAGAAACTCCGCCTGCGTTCGGTCTCGCTCCGGATCTTCTCACACAACCTCGAGACACGTCCCAGGATGTGATGGTCGATGGTCAGCGGTTCCAGCCGGGGCCCTTGGCGCGGATGCGGGCCATGCCAAAACCCGCCAAACCGGAGAACCTCGGAACGGAAACCGTCGAGGTTGATGGAGCGAAACTCAGGATTCCGATCACACCGGAAAGGGCGGCTGAAATTGCGAAGAAACGATCGGCTGCTGAACCGAAAGAACCCGGCATCTTCGACGACATTGATGCCGCTGAGAAGCAGTTGCTGACTCTTCAGGACAAAAACGTCGAAGACTTCAACCTTGTCCGAAACAAAGATGGCAATCTTGAGGTCGTTGAGGACACGGCTTTCGCGATCGGTAGAACTCCTGAAGAAATCAGGAAGGACCTTGAATTGGAGCGCAAACGCCGTGCTGAACGCCGTGGTATTCGGACGGGTGCTGCGGCTCCTTCAGCAATTCCTCAAGGCACCAACCGCGTGATCGACTTCCGATCAATTCCAGGTTTGCCTCCGTTGGGCGGCCGATAACACTCAAGACCATGGCGATCGAGATCGATTTTGGACGCGAGCTTGGCCGGCTCGCGTTCCCTGATGACATTACGGACGAGCAGGCCAAGTCCTACGTCCGTGAGAATTACCAGGCGATTCGTCAGGGTTTGCTCGATCGCCGCCGGCAGGAGTTGGAAGCGGAAACCCAGTCTGAAGAGGCTGCGAAGTTTCGGGCTGGTGAAGTCGGAACGCTGGAGACTGTCGGGGCTCAGGCGGCGCAACTGCCAAAAGCGGCTCTTCAAGGTCTTGGTCAAGCAGCCAAGGGGTTTGCTCGCATCTTTGAGTCTGGCGCCCCGGATATCGAGGTAACTCCCGAAGAGCGCCAGCAGATGATTGCTCGCAGCCCGATCACACAGGCTGGTCAGGGCATGATTGCAGCTGGAGAGGCCATGCCCACGCTTCCTGGCGTTGAGCAAACCATTCCGGCTCAGATTGCAGGCGGAGTCGGCAGCACGCTCTCGGTGCTTCCAGGCGCGTTGGTCGGTGGCCCCCTCGGCGCCGGCGCGCTGTACGGCCTCCAGGCTGGTGAAGCCGGGGCCGAAGACGCCGACCGCGTGATCAACCAACGGATCGCCGAGGCATTGGCAGCTGGTGATTACGACACCGCCTCCGATCTTCGCAGCCGCGCCGAAACGCTAAAGAACCGTGCGTTCCTTGCCACGGCCCCGATCGGTGCTGTCACCGAGGGCGCGCTGGGTGTTGCTGGCAAAATCCCGGGTATGCGCTCCGGAGCCGCTGGTCGCAGCACGCTGGGCAAGTACAGCGCCAATCTCGTCGAGCGCCTGATTCCTCAGACCGCGTCGAAGCGCGTTCAGGAGATGGCTCGCGGCGGCATCGAGGGTGCGGTAAGCGAAGGTCTCCAGGACCCGCTCGAGCAGACGCTGGGCAACATGGCTGCCAAGTCGATCTACGATCCCGAGCGCGGAATCATGGATGGCGTTGCCGAGGCCGGGTTTATTGGTGCTGCTTCTGGTGGCCTGGTCGGTGGCGTGGTCGGATCCAGGCGCGACATCAACTTGGCGAACGCGGTCGTTGCTGCCAACGGCGCCGATCCGAAAAACCCGCTGCCGCTGTCGAATGCGACCGTCACTGGCATCGAAGACACGACTCCGACCGAAGGCTACTCGCTCGAGCCTGATATCACGGAGGAGGATGTCCTTCGTCGCCAGGCCGAACTCGGCATTCCGTTGCCGGAGGGTGTTCCGCTGCCAGCACCTGCCGCGCCTACCGCGCCGGCACCGACTCCCGCGCCGGCATCTACCCCCGCTCCTGCTCCTGCGCCGACTCCCACTGCCGCCCCCGAAGCCGTCTCCCCTGAGACCGGCTTGACCGCCAGCGAGCAGGACGAACTCGACCAGCTGATTGCTGTCGAGGACAGCGGGATGCTGTCGGATGATCAGGCCGAGACTCTCGAATCTTACCGGCGCCGCCTTGCAATCAAGGCGATGCTGGCAGCCGAAACCACAACCACCCCAGAAAATGCCGTTCAAGAACAAGGCTCAGATGAAGGCGTGCTTCGCCGCGAAGGACCCCAAGTGGGACTGCAAGAAGTGGATCGAGGAGGGCGGCCTCCCGAAGGCCAAGGGTCCCAAGCCCAAGGCCAAGCGGAAGTCCTGACCACTGAAGGCCCCGAGATGTCTCGGCTGGAGCCTGCTTTGACCACTGAGGAGTTTGCCGATTACGACGTTTTGCTCGAAAAAGAAGCATCTGGTCGATTCAGCAGCGGCGAGCGCCGTGACCTAGAGAGGTATCGCGCCAAGATCGCAGCGGCCAAAGCGGCTCCGGATACGGCGGCTCCGGCTCCAACTCCCGTCACCCCCGCACCTGCCCAACCCAAGGCCCCGCGCAAGCCCCGTCAGGAATCCCAGCAGCGTCTCGATGCCCGTGAGTTCAACCGCATCGCGATTGATCTGGCGCCCGACCTCAACCTGATCGATGACCCTGCGGTTCTCAGCCCCGTGTTTCAAGGTGGCCTGAAGGACAAGGGCATGATCCAGGCCGACATTGCCCGGCGCCAAGGCATCTCGCTGGTCGTTCGCCGGCTGGTGCAGATGCTTGGTGGTGACCCTCAGAAAACCTCGGAGTCCGACCGTGCTGCGCTCCTGCCGAAGCTGCGCGAATTGGCAGCCCGCACCGAGACCAACCGCAAGCTCCAGGCCTTCGACGCCGCCATCGAGGCCGGAGGCCCTGTCCAGCTAAACAGCGACAGTCTTGCTGTGGGTGACACGATCGTTGTCGGTGGTTCGCCGCTGACCATCACCGCTGTCGATCCCGACACCATGGCTGCGACGGCCGACGGCGGTGCGCGATACGGAGAGATCAACATCCCTGCTGGCATCGACCTGGCCGTGGATCAATACACGCCAATGGCCGAGGAGACACCTGCCCCGGCCCCGGCCCCAGTTCGTACACCGCGTCTTGGCGCTGGTCAGAATCAGGGTGACCTGATTGCCAGCACGCAGCGCGAGGATCTGCGCCTGGTCGGTGAGGAAGGGATCGACATCGAAGCCCGCCAGGCCCGCGCCCGGGAAGCCGCACGCCAGGCCGCCGAGGCTCGCGCAGCCCAGCGCAAGGCTCAGACGACCATGCAGCTGGAAGCCGCCCCGCTTCCGACCGTCTCTCAGGGCACGCCCGCTCAACAAGCTGCTGGCACCGTTGCTGCCGCTGAAGCCCAGGGTCGCGAGCTTGGCCCCGAACCCACCGGCAAGCCTCAGACGCTCGAAGAAGCCACGGCCGAGGTTCGAGACGCGATCGGTCAACTGATCGAATCCATCACGCCCAAGGCAGGTTTCACGGGCGGCCCGAGCGCCAGCGATTCGTTGAAGCGCCTGCTGCGCGAGATCCCGCCTGCCGTTCTCCAGAGCGCCGCGCTGATTGCCCAGCGCGTGTACCGCGAGACCCGCGACTGGGCCAAGGCCACTCAAGCCGGCATCGAAGAGATTTTCAGCCGAGTCAAGGTCGCCGATCTCGAAGACACCCGCGCTGGCTTCTCGGAGTTCATCCAGGGCGTGAACGTCCCGGGCAGCGTTCCGGCCAACCCGCCGCAACCCGCCGCCGGCCAGGAGCGCGTTGATTCCCGTGGCTACTTCACTGGCCAGATCAATCCGGAGACCGTAGACAACTGGCAGGCCGAATCGAAGCGCGTGATTGATTCGTTTGGCACCGACATGGAAGCGGCGTTCCGATGGGCCGCGACGACCGACATGGGCGCCGATGCCCGGGAGTTCGTCTTCAAACAGATCATGGAGCGGGTCTTCACCCAGATCGCTCGCGCCAACAACCCGATCGAACTGGCCCGCGCCGAAGACCTGCTTCGCCGGGTTCAATCGACTTGGAAGAGTTCCGGCACCCAGCTGGGTCAGGCATTCGCCGCCCGTGCCGCCGCCATCGACAGCATCTGGTATCTGCATCCGCTGCTAGCATTCCGCGACCTCGTTCGTGAGCGCCAGGCGCAGTTGCCGTTCCCGCAATTTACCTCTGACCAGGTGCGTCAGTGGCTTCAGGCATCCGGACGCCAGGCCATCGAAGAGCTTCGCATCCAGATGCAGAACGCTAACAACGCGTTCGGCCGCGAGTTCCGTCGCATCACCAAAGACGTGTTGCGCCGCGAGGATATCAACTGGGCGGACATCCTGACCGCCAGCGACCAACGCCAAGGCTCCATGCAGTATCGACTGCTGGAAGAGATTCTCTCGCAACCCGGCCTCCGCAATCTGCCGCCTCGGGGCATCTCGGAGATCGTGAAGCTGTTTTCCGAGGCATGGGGTCGAGAACAGGAACGGATCTTCCGCAACGAGTTCCGCAAGCAGGTGCCGTTGCCGACGGTGAAGAAGGACGACCGCGAGAAAATCTTCCGGTCGATCCCGCGCATCCTCCGCTACTCCAACATCGCCATGATGAAGGATGGCGCCGAGACTCGGTTGCTGTGGGATCAGGCGTTCCGCAACGCTGTCGCTCCCCAGTTTGGTGTGGCCGCGATTGACGGCACGACCGCACGCAAGCTCACCGCGTTGGCTCAGAAAGCTCAATCCGCTGCTGGCATCAATCGCGACGAGATCGTCCAGCAAATGTTCCGCTTGATGCAGAAGGAGGGTGGCATCAACTGGAAGGACATCCTCCGGGATTACTGGTACGCGGCCGTACTGTCTGGAACGAGAACCCAGGTGGACAACGCGCTGAACATCGCGAACGGCGCCCTAAACACCGCCATGTTTGCCGGCATGGCTGGCACTCAAGGCGGAAAGGTTCTGAAGGCGGCTGGCAAAGGTCTCTCCGAGGCGATCAAAGACTTCTGGCCGATCCTCTGGAAGGGTGAGCTTTACCGCAGCGTGAGCTTCAATCCGGATGTCCCTGGAAATTCCCTCGAAGGATTGCAGGAGTCTCGCAACCTATTCCTGCGCGGTATCTCTCAGCTGAAGTACGTCAGCCGCTTGATGCAGGCGCTGGATCACATGACGGCGTTGATGTCGGATGCGGCTTCCAAGGCATACACGCTGGCCAAGACGGATCCGAAACTGCTGGAGGCTTATATGCTTCCATCGGCTACAACGGTCGCCAATGCTCGCGCTCGCGCCATCGCCGAAGGCACACGGCCCGAACTGGTCAATCGCCGGACCCGGGAGATCATCGAAGAGGCGCTGCCCGTCGAAGTGCTACTGACAGCACGCGACATTCGGCAGATGTCCACGTTCACCGAGACGCCTCAGGGGTTGGCTGGCGCGATCTATCAGGGCGTGAATGCCGCTGAACGTCAGCTGCCGGGGTTAAAGTTCCTGAGCGGCACCAGCTTCGTGCGGTTTGCATCGAACTACGCGAACGAACTACTGAACTACTTCGCGCCGGTGGCCTTGTGGCGCTGGTATCAATCGGCGCCCGGCCGCCAGGACACCGCACTCGGCCTGAAGTACAGCGAGGCTCGCCGTGATCTGCTGCTTTCAAAGCTGGCACTCGGCACTGCGCTGACTGGATTCGCAGCTGCTTTGTTCCTCGGCGATGATGATGATGAGAAGAAGCGTGCCATTGATATCACCGGGTCATTCAAGAGCCTGAGCCCGGAGAAGCGCAACCAGCTGCTGGCAGAAGGTCGGCAGCCGTACTCGATCCGCGTTGGCGACACCTACATTTCCTATCGGCAGCTGGGATTCGGCGGAGTTCTTGGCGCCATCGGCGAGTTGCGCGACCAGCAACTTTACAGCCCCGAGAAGTACAACAAGCAGAGCTTTCCCGAAAAGCTCATGGACGGGTTTGTCTCCGGTGCGCTGATCGTAAAGGACTCTTCTGCCATCGCGGCCCTGACCGAGTTCCTAGGATTCGCCAACGCCTACAAGTACGACGTGAGCCAGACCATTGAGAAGGCCACGCCGAAATACTTGGCGCGCCTGGCCGGCTCCGTGATCCCGAACATTATGAAGGAGGCCGACGCCTGGATTGATTCGTCGATCTACCGCGCTGAGCCCGGCAATCTCGGCATGGAATACTTCCTTCAGCAGGTGCCGTTCGCCCGACAGAGCATTGGGCCCGGCCCCATCCTGAACGTCCTGGGCGAGCCTGTGCAGGTCGAGCGTTACCCATACAGCCGCTGGTTGAAGTTCCGCAAGGAGGACAAGGCCTGGAACACGCTGGGCCAGCTTGCCAGCAAGGGCGTCTTCATGCCGACGCCGAACATCACGGTGACCGTGAAGGAGAACGGCGAGCGCCGGCGCATGAATCGCGACGAAGCCTACACCTACCAGAAGGATGTCGGCCAACGATACCGCACCTGGATCGAACGCAACGGGGACCGCTTGCTCAAGATGAAGCCCGATGATGCCGCTGAGGTTATCGACAAAGCCGCTGATCGGATGCGCGCAGACGCCCGAGAAAAAATTCAGCAAAAGATTCGCCGGTAGTGCTTGACGTTGTGCGTCAGTTGCAATACGGTGACTGACGTATGAGCAACCTTGCACTACAGCAAACCACTCCCACGCAATCCCAAGCACTGAGCGCGTTCTCTTCGGAGAGCGCGTTCGTTTCTGTGCAACGCATGGCCAAGGCCCTGGCGTCCAGCACGCTCGTTCCCGACGCGTATCGGGGCGAGGCCAACCTCGGAAACTGCATCATCGCGCTCGAACTATCGCAGCGCATCGGCGCCTCGGTCATGGCCGTGATGCAGTCGATGGTTCCCATTCACGGCAAGCCCACGTGGTCTGCCGCCTTCCTGATTGCGACGGTCAACAGCTGCGGCCGGTTCTCCCCGATGCGGTTCCGCTGGGTTGGTAAGGAAGGTGCCGACGAGTGGGGATGCCGCGCCTACGCCGTCGAGCGCGAGGGTAACCTCGAACTGGTCGGCGCCCTGGTGACGATCGCCATGGCCAAGGCCGAAGGCTGGTACACCAAGAACGGCAGCAAATGGAAAACCATGCCCGAGCAGATGCTTCAGTACCGCGCCGCTGCGTTCTGGACCCGCGCCTATGCGCCCGAGATCGCTCTCGGTATGCACACCGCCGAGGAGATCCACGACACGCCAGAGGCCAACCAGGTCGTGAAGCCAGTCGTCATGGACGTGACTCCGACGCCGCCCGAGCCGAAGCCGCGCAAGGTTAAGAAGGAGCCTGAGGCTGTCGTCGTGCAGGAGCCGGCGCCGGTACAGGTCGAACCAGAACCGGAGCCTATCCCGACCGCGCCTGAGCCGGTGCCAGCACCTGAGCCTGCGCCCACTCCCGTTCCCGCACCTGTGGCACCGCCGGCATCGAACGTCGAAACCGTCGAGGGCACGCTGCTGTCCATCGGCCTGACCTACGAGCAGCTGGTCGCCATGGCCACCGAACTCAGCTGGTGGCCGAACCCCGAGGCGTACCCGACCGCCGCCGACCTGCCCGAGGAACTCGCCAACTGGGTGATCCGCAACCGCCGGGGCATCGCTCGTCAGGCAGCGAAGGGGGGTGCGAAGTGAAACTCATCCACCCCATCGACGTACATCAGTACCGCAGTCACCCCGCAATCAACGTCTCTGCGCTCAAGGCGTTCGCCCGCTCGCCGCTCCACGCTGAGGTCGGCTTCGAGGAAGAACGCGGGCCTACCGAGGCCATGAACATCGGAAGCCTGCTGGACCACAAGGTCCTAGGCACGCCGTACCTCTACACCACGTCCCCCTACGAGGACTTCCGCACCAAGGAAGCGTGTGCGTGGCGCGACGAGACCAAGGAGCGCGGCGTGACCGTGTTCAAGCAGGAGGAGATCCAAACCGTCGAGCGCATGGTCGAGGCAGTTCGCGAACACCCGGTAGCCGGCCGGCTGTTTGCCGAGCCAGGGAAGGCCCAGGTCGGTATGTTTGGCGAGTTCGAGTCCTGCGAGCGCAAGGGCCTGATCGACTGGTTGCCCAACACGACCCCGGTGATCGTGGACCTCAAGAAATGCCGCGATGCTAGCAAGGCCGGGTTCCGGCGGCAGATTGGCCAGCTGCGTTACGACGTGCAGGCTGCGTACTACCGGGACTTATACCGCGACATTACCGGTGAGACCCGCGCCTGGCAGTGGGTCTGCGTCGAAGACCAAGCGCCGTTTGCGGTCGCTGTGTACCAGCTGGACACCGAATCCTGTGAAGTCGGGTCACGCACCTGGCAGTCGTGGCTCAGGCAGTGGATCGTCTGCGAAGACACGGATTCATGGCCGGGATACAACGGCGATTCCACTCAGATCATCCAGTCGCCCACTTGGATCCTCAAAGATGAAACTCTCCCGTGAAGCCATCGAGCGCGTGCTCGGTAAGCAGCCGCCGGTTCCGATCATCGAAGAGCAACCGAGGGGAACCTGGAGGCAGATGACCGATGCTGAGTGTAAGGCGATCATCGAGGCCAAGCGCCAGAATCCAACATTCACCTATCGCGAGTTGGCGAAGAAATTCAAACGATCGAACAGCGTAATCTGGAACTTAATCAATGGAGGTAAACCGTGAATGCACTAGCACTAAGAAATGTCGGTTCAGTGGAGATAGCAATCGACCCCAAAGCGGTCGAGACCCGCGACGAAGCAATCGAAAACGCCGCGTTGATTGTCGTAGTCAGCAACCAGCAGCAGGCAACTATTGGGGCTGATGCGCTGCGCGGTCTGCGTGCGGTTTCCAAGGCGGTCGAGACATCACGCATCGCAGCAAAGGCACCCGTGCTGGAACTTGGTAAGCGCATCGACGCTGCTGCCAAGACGTTCACGCTTAGCGTTGATCACGAGGTTGCTCGCATCACCGCGCTATTGACAGCCTACGAGGTGGAACAACGCCGCATCGCGGCCGAGGCTCAACTCAAACGGTTTGAGGAAGAGCGACGCCGGTTAGCCGAGGAGACCGCCCGCATGGCTGAGATCGCACGCCAAGTGCAGGCAGCAGAACGCGCTGAGCGCCAGGCACTGAATGAGCGCGACCGCGAAGCAGCAGAGACCCGCCGGATGGTAGCCGAGGAGGCCGCAGCTGCCGAACGCGCAGCAGCTGCCGAACGACAGGCCAATCTGCCAGTGGTTGCCGAGCGGCCCAAGGTTGCCGGGACAGTGGTCCGCGAGGACTGGACCTTTGAGGTGACTGACCTCCGGGCGTTCGCACAGGCGCACCCCGACCTGGTCGAGATCACAGTGAAGCGCGCAGCTGTGCTACAGAAAATCCGAGGCGGAGTCAGGCAGCTGGCGCACGCTCGCATCTACGAAGAAACCAAAGTGGGGGTTCGTGTGTGAACTCAGTTATCTCAACCGCCGTCTCTCGCGGCTGGATCAGGTTCCCTGAACCAGTTGCACAACAGAAGCGGGTCGAGGCACCGCCAATCAACATCAAGCTAGCACAAAAATTATGGAACGAGGGACAGAGTCTCGACTACGTGTCGAAAGCAATCGGAGTCCGGAGAAGCGTCGCGAGGGTGATCGTAAACGACCCACGGCGAAGGTGATTGTCGTCTCGGACGACACGCATCGGCGGCTCAAGGAATACGCCACCAGGAAGGGGTACAAGTTTCAGTATGTCGCCGATGAGGCGGTGGCGCAGTACCTCGAAGGGGAGGAAGGGAAATGAGCAACCAACCAAACCCAAACGTGTTTTTCCGAAGCGAGGACATGGGAATCGGAAACTTTCCAATCAAAGGAGGAACAATCAACGACGGAGGACCGGCGTTTCCAACTGCTGCAACCGCGACAACGCATGGATTCTACCAAGACGGTCAACCTTGCATGACCCATTACGGTTCGAGATCTGGCATCACTGTCAGAGACTACTTCGCGGCGGCTGCGTTGCAGGGGAACATAGCTCATCCTGAAGTAACTGGAAATCGTGATGATATCGCAAGGGATGCGTACAAGTACGCCGACGCGATGCTCAAAGCGAGGGGGGAGGCGAAATGAAAGACACAGATTCATTTGTGCTATTCTGGCTTATTCTGCTTGGTTTATTCATAGCTTTCTTCACTGGGGTTCATCTAGGTGAAACTCGTATGCAGAAGGATGCTATTCTAAATAACCATGCCGAGTGGGTGGCTGACGCAAGCGGCAAACCGCAGTTCAAATGGAAGGAGTGTAAATGAGCGATACCCCAATATCAGACTCGACTCCTCACAACGCAGCCGAACTGGGTATGCTGTGCAGGAAGATCGAACGCGAACTCACCGCAGCCAATGCAATCATCCGGCAGCAGCAATTGCTGGATGAAGAAAACCTGCGGCTTCAAGACCACATCAAACGGTTGGAGAGCAAGTTGGTACAAATTGATAAATGGTACAAAGCCAAGGAGGACAATCTGTGAGTGAATACGAACACAATGAGCATTTGCTCGACGAGATTCAGAGACTCCGTGAATCCAACTTCCACCTTCGCAAAGACTGCGAGGAGCAGAAACAGCGCATCAAGCGGCTGGAGGAATGGAAGGAGTCGGCATTGGAGGTTGAACGCGAATGGGACGCCAACGCCATCGCAACACTGCTCGGAGCAAAACTCGGAGAGTCTCAGCGCAAAGTGATTCAGCGGGAAGTCCCCAAGCTACTGATCCGCATCAAGCGGTTGGAGGAGGCTGTTGAGTCCATTCGAGAATACTGGAACCGATACAACAACGAGCGAGCGATGGAAGACGCTTGCTGGAACGCAATCCACACAGCGTCGAAAGCACGCAAAGCCAAGGAGGCCAAGCTGTGAAAACCGCACCAGACAAATGCCCGTTCTGCGAGTCTCCGATCATGGTTCACGGCGGAAACCTGCTGAGGTCGGAGGATGGTGGTTTTGCAACCTACGAGTGCAAAAGCTCAAGAGATGTGCAGTGGTCAGATCCTCAATGGAGTCGATCAGGACAAACTGAGGTTTGCAGGATTCGTGAGATAATGTTGCTGGGAAGGCAACTCAGCGCGGCCAATGAGCGCATCAAGCGGCTGGATGACTGCATCGAAACCGCATGGGGAATCATTGCCAATGTAAGCGGCGGTGATTGGACCCGACAGAAACCTCATTGGCAGGAGGCTGTTGTTCGATGGAGGGACAACGACTTCCATCCGATCATGAAAGAGCTGTCAGAACAAAAAGCCAAGGAGGCCAAGCTGTGAGTGTTGAGGAACGAATCCTTTTCCTAGCGGAGTCTCCCGATTGCAACCATCCACGCGAACTCCGCGCAATCGCCTTTCAGGTGCGAAAACTGGAGGATCGGATCAAGCAACTCGAATCCGAGAACGATGCACTCCGCGCTGATCTGTTGCTGTGGGAGGAGAAGGAGGCCAAGCCGTGAGCAAATACCCTAGGACTGACGCAGCCCGTCTAAAAGATGTCTGCCGTCACATGGCAATGGCGGAAGAATGCACTCGGATGGAGTACGAGTTGAACGAAGCAAAGGCCCGCATCAAGCGGATGGAGGAGGCGGGGGATGCGCTGATGGAAATCGTCGAAGGCGCTCGCAGCGAGCGATGGAACGTGAATGGATTCAGGCTGAAAGATACGCCTGAATGGGTTCAGTTCTACGTTTCTTTTCGCAAAGCCAAAAGGTCCAAATGGAAGGAGGCCAAGCCGTGAGTATCATCGACCAAATTGCTTTCGACCAAATTGCTGACGAGAGGGACAAGGCTCAGCAAGAAAACAAACTCCTAAAAGACCGCATCAAGCGGCTGGAGGAGGCGGGAGACTGGATGGCGGAATCATTAGGTCATGGTCTGGATGTAGAGTCGTGGAAGTTAGCAAAGGAGGCAAAGCCGTGAGAACCTCAACTGAAACACTGATCGCAGCCATGCACATATTGGCAACAGAAATCCAATCCGACGATGGCGTGGCCAACTCAGCAATCGCTGAAGCAGGGGAGCGACTAGCGGAGCAGCATATGCGCATCACCCAATTAGAGCGTGAGAACGACGCTCTCCGCGCCGATCTGCTGCTGTGGGAACAAAAGGAAATCAAATGAGCGAACCGACACAACACATCACCGAACTCGAAAACCGTCTCCGCGCTTTGTGGGACAAATACGATGGAGACTGCAAGCACTACATGGAGCGCATCCAGAGGCTGGAGGAGGCGGGGGATAAAATGTTTTGGACATTAGACGCCGAGGAAACTGGATCTGTCGGAAAAGAAATGTGGCGCAAAGCCAAGGAGGCCAAGCTGTGAGTGTTGAGGAACGAATCCTTTTCCTAGCGGAGTCTCCCGATTGCAACCATCCACGCGAACTCCGCGCAATCGCTCTCGAAGTCCGCAAGCTGGAGGATCGGGTGAAACAACTGGAGCAGGAGAACGACGCCATGCGAGCCGATCTGCTGTTGTGGAATGAGAAGGAGTGCAAATGAGCGATCATATTCCTGACCTCACGAAAATGATCGGAGAGACAGCGTGCAATGCAACACCACGAGAAGAGCTTCGCCATCAGATCATGTCTTCGATCATTCCAAAAAATGAACGAGAGTGGTGGGCCAATAGAACCATTGAACAACTCGAACGCGAACTCAACGCAGCCAACAAAACAAACAGACTCCAATACGAACTGATAACGACCGCAGAAAAGCGTGGAGTAGATAAAGGTAAAGAGGAACTCAACGCAGCAAATGACCGCATCAAACTGATGGCGCATGAGCTTGAAAAAGTGGGTGTTGAATGCGGAATTGCTGTTACCAACGAAGCGATCGCAACAAACAAGAACCACAAACTGCAACAATACATCTCCCGACTGGAACAACTCGGAGACGCGCTCGCAGATGCGATAGACGAAAGCTGTGATCCAACACACGCCAACGATGTCACCCGCTGGAGGCGTAACAAGGAATCCAAACCATGACCATCGAAGAAATGAGAACCATTGACGGAGTGAAGACCTACAAGGAGCTGGAGGAGGCCCGTGCCAGGATCGCGCACCTGGAGGCAGCACTTCGCCGGATCGCCAACCAAGACTATCGCGGCAACCGCTCAACCGAATCTCAGATCGCTGTTGAGGCGCTGAAACCATGACCACCCACTACAACCACCTATCCAAACGCGCTGCCTGCGGACGTGCTAGCGCCCGAACCACCACCGACAAATCCAAGGTCACCTGCATCGCGTGCCGACGGACCCACCTATTCCACCAACCCGACTCAACACCCTCTCAGAACTCTACCAAGCCGCCCAAGCGAAGAAAGCCGTGACCGTTGGCACGATCCACCGCAAGCCGACGCCAGCGGCCTGGGTTCTCAGCTACCAAGGCAGTCTGATTCACCGGCTTCTGGAAACAGACATCTACCTCTACACCAAACCCAACCATGACCTTCTCCCAATCTGGCCAGCTGCCACACCACCAATACTGCTTCGTCGATGCCCGTTTCATCTCCAGCCGCACCGGGTTTATCCCCTGCGTCTGGTTCGGGCTGGTCTCGATACCGGGCCGAATGTGGGGATGCACCATCATGCTGGAATGTGGGGCTGTCTATCGGGCGGTGCCACCTCACGCGCTAGCATTCCATCCACAACCTGAATCCAACTGGCTCCAAGACCACGCTCAACGCTGGGACTGCTACGGCCGGGAGTTCAGCACGATCGAATACACGTTCCTCCGAGGTATGGAAGCCGTCGTGAAATGCTCTGACACATTCCAATCCGGCCAATATCTTTTCACCGCCGCACCCATCGACGATGGATTCTCCCGCTATCCCGAACAGGCCAAGGAGTTCTGCTTCATGCAGCTGGACAACGGCCGCCTGACCATCCAACCCACCGACAAGGTCCTGTTCTGCGACCGCTCGTTCGTCACGCCTGAGTGGCCGACGGATCTCAAAACCACCACCGAAATCTACAGCTGCGAATGAAGACCAACGCACCATCCACCAGCATCCAACGGATCACCCTATCCGGCGCGTGGCCTGAGCGTATTGAGGGAGGGCGAAGCAACCGGTTCGTTGTGATCGAGACCAAAAATCTCAGCGACCGCGGCGCCTCGGATGTTATCGGCGTCTGCGTCTGCAACTCTCAAGATCCAGACACGCTCCTGGCGAACCTCAAGAAGATCCCAGGCGTGCTATCAGCCCATTTCGGGTAACCGACGTGGCCGGGGTGGTTTACGTTTTTCCCATCCATCGGTCTGGTATCGGCTCATCTCTCTCCTGGTCTGGACGCCGGGAGGGAGAGCCCGCCCCAAAACAAAACCCCTGAGACCTCGCGATCCCAGGGGCTGTGACAACCTAACAACTACAAGCGGTGGTACCCTACTTCTTCTTGCCCACAACCGCAAGGGTTTTGATCACCCGATCAGCCAGTTCCTTCGACGGTCGGAAATACACCTTCGGTCTCGGCGGAATCGGGATCTCGACATCCGGGATCAGCGGGTTACGGCCGATCATCGGCTTCGTCCAACGCACCTGGAACTGACCGAAATCCGGCAGGTTCAGTTCACCCTTCAGGATCTCCTCGGCCATCAGTTCCATCACGCAGTCCACCACCTGCTTCGCGTGCGGAACCAGCAGGCCGCACTCCTCGGACACCCGGCGTGCGATCTCAATTCGTTTCACTCTTCACCCCCATCTGCTGCTGGACCAGCTGTTCGATCGCTCGCCGTGCGACCATGCCGGCGATCAGCGCGGCAGACGGCTCAGGCACGGTTCCATCCTCGGGGATGGGAGGCTGCACGTCGATCGACAGGTGAAACCCACCATCGGCGTCCGTGATCTCAATGGTCACCTTCCGGGTCATTCGACCCTCCTTCCCTGCACTCGGGCCACACGCTCACCCTGCCACGGCGGCGGGGTCTGCGAGGCGCGGTTGATCGAATCCACGATCGCCGGGTTGGTCACCGGCTGGATCAGCGGGGTCTTCACCGTTTGTGGGATCGTCGTGTTGCCACGCGGCCCATTCACCACGACGCCCTGAATCCGGACCACGCGCTTGGCGTTGATCTCCTTCATCTGGTCACTGCGCCGCTGGCGATCCTCATCGGTGATGGTCTTCGCTCGACCGCGACCGCGACGACCCAAGGCCGATGCGGCCTGACTGACTGCGGGAGGCACCAGTGGGGCCTCCTCGTTCGGTTGGTTCTCTGTTTCCATGTTAGATGATCCTCCAATCGTTCGACAGCATATCAGTCTGAGACGCCAGCCACCCAGTCAACACAGCGCGACGGCCGGCAGCGTTCGTAGTGTACATCCGGATGGATCCAAGGCACTCGATTTCTCCACCGTTCTCTTCAGCCAGCGCCTTCAAGTGTGGCTCCTTGCACCACGCAGCTGGGACCGAAAAGGCAGGAAGAAGCCAAAGGTACATCCCTTTGCCGTTCCAGCCGTTGCGTTGAATTTTCTTTCCCTGCTTGAGGGCCTCAAGCGCCTGCCCGAAGGTCAGGTTTTCCGTTTCGTATTCCATGTTTGTCTTCTTTCCGTTCCCGCGTTACTGGCGCGGGGAAATCTTCACTGCAACGACTCGTTGCTCATCCATCCGCCGCATCGCCGCGACGACTCGTTTCCAGTACGCCGCCGTGCGCCTGCGCCGCCAGCCGTCCGGGCCCCCGTTCCAGATCCGGGCACGGTCCTGGTCGGTCACGGGCCGCCCGATCCTGGCCTCCGTGGCGTAGTGCCCGAGGTAGGCCTGGGCGACCTCGGATGCTAGCACCCGATTGGTCATCGAGCCCCAGGCGTACCGTCGGCCGGTTATCCTCCGGACATCAACGACGACGGCCGGCTGGATTTGCAAAGGCCCGAGCTCCCCATGTCGGCCGCGAGCCATGTCGTTCCCGCCGCTTTCCACGGCGATCAGTGCTGCTAGTA